TCATTTCGATCCCTCCCGCTTGAGCATTTCTTCATTACGGCGTGCCTTTCGTGTAATGTTGTTATTTTTCCACCAAGCCCAAATAGAAGCAGCAATAGTAATTAAAGATGATACAAACTTTTCTACCTGTTGATCGTCAAAAGGTAAGGGACTGTATCCACATGCTGCTAACAATTGATTTACCAGCGCAACAAAAAGAACGACCGTCCGCACGATCGTTCCGTTATCGATTTTATTCATTTCAAATTCTCCTTTTCTATGTTGTCAATTCTTTTATGTGCCTGTTTTGAGCTTTCTTCCACGCGAGTGACACGCTCTCCTAATGCGATCATCTGCTTTTCATTTGCCTTAATATCGATCTTTATATCATCAACCCCAGTACGAATGTACCGAAGTTCAGACTTAACCTCTGCACTCTCACGCCCTTCATTCTCGATTGCTTTTTGTTTGTTTAACTGGTAGCCCAAATAAGCCACCAACAATGATAATCCCGCAATCAATACACCCACTTCAATTGTCATAAAGCACCTCATTCCCCCAATAATAAAAAGACGAGCCGCAGCCCGTCAAAAAGTATTAAAAAATAACGCCTACTATTCAGCAGCGTTTTAATAATTTATCTTATAATCTCCACTCTGATAAATGGTTACAGTCAGCTGGTCATTATTCGGATATTCATAATCATAGTCAGTGCCATGCACCGCTTTTCTCCATGTACCTTTCATGTCCATTTGACTAACCAGGTCATTCACAGTTGCAAGATCTGTCACATCCTCAACTGAAAGATGGTAAGCAAATCTAACCGTGCTGCTAGTACCTCGTAAAGCCGCCCATTCAGATGATGTAATAGCATTCAATACAACCGGCGTCATCCCCTCTGTCTTTATGTTATTTAAACCCATCTCAACCCACATTCCAGAAGATCGAGTATACCATGTTAACCCACTATCAAACGAAACGGCTGTTTTAATCACTCCTTGCCCCTCTTGCATGACATGTAACGTAAAAGAATCAATGTTTTCAACCGATCGAATATTAATATCTTTAGTTGGCAATACAATTTGATCTTGAGGAATAGCAGTCATTTCAATATCTCTTTGCGCATTTTCTTCCTCTGCCCATGTAACAATTTCTATGTCACCTGTCAATTGACTTAAGGCTGACCAGTCAGGAAGAGCATCCATACCTTGATCAATAAATTGCTGTTTAGTTGGTAAAGTGGCTGAAATAACATCCCAATTCTTAGTTGTATCATCCCATCTCATATAGTTCCCGTTTGAAAAGATGAATACCCTATTTAATAATGAGGCTTCGATTTCTAGGACAGGACGGAAGCCCCTTGTTACCGCAACTAAATCTGTCACATCCCATGTATAGCCAGTTACAGTGTAACCTCTGTTCACTCTTTGGGCTGCTGTGGTTTCCTTTGTAGAACTTGTCCAAGAGTAAATTCCATTCCAATTCCAAACATGATTATCTTCTGCTACAATAGACCCTCTTAAATTAGAACGGACAATGTATTCGTCCCATTCGTTATCTTTATCAGTTGAAGATATTCCGCCTGTCAATAAACGACAATTGAAGTTGACTCCAGCTACACCTAAATCAATAGGTAGACCACTTCCTGAAGAAACTCCTGAACTATTTAAAGTATTCCAACTGATACTGTGCTGTACATTTCTATCAGCAATTAATTTTTTCATATCATTGCCTTCGTCAACCATAATAAAATAGAAATCTCCATTAGGTGCAGCGCTACTAGAAGCAGAAATAAAGTCACTTATTTCTTCTCCTAAGCCAGAGAAGACTCCAGTGGTGTTAACAGCAGCTTGATAATGACAGCGTATGCGTTTTCCTACTTCAAGGTCTTTAATAGTGGTGACCTCATCTGGGTGGAGGAGACGACCTGTAGAGTCGATGTCAATTGCATCCAAAGAAAACCCATTTGTTTCATCATTTTTTATCAACTCGACAGTATGTGTTCCTCTGGGAAGGTTAGTTTTTTCAAAAATGAGAACTTGAGAAATGCTTGTGTCTTTATTATATAAATCAAGTGTTCCCTCGGCTACATTATTAATTTTCACTGTTATATTTCTAGAGCGTGAAGGATTAATAAGCACAATTAATCTAATTTTAGTGCCGTCAAATTTGAATGCAATTCTATCATGTAAATTGTAAATAGTTGAAGTTGTTCCGTTGTAACTGGATGAAGAACTAGTACCCAAATATGTTCGGTTATTTGTTATATATTTAATAGCAGGGTGTGTATCATCATATCTTTTCCACCCTGCTTCTGGAGCAGTTAAAGGTTGTCCAATAGTAGCCATTGTCCACTCCCCCTTTCTTTATTATTCTTTATAAGCGAATACTGGACGGAAGCCCCAACTACCTGAAGACTGACTACTTGATGTTGATGAAAATGAGTTGTTTTTTTGCGAGCTTACATCCCAACCTCCTCTGAATACTCTAGAGGTTGAATTACTTACAGGAGTGTCCTGACACCAAGTTCCTGCAGACAAACAATGAAACACATCATCCAATGTTTTTCCTGTTTGGATCTTATCTTTTGGAAAATTAACAATGTAACGATCCCATTCATTGTTAGTCGGCCACCCACCGTATCCTTGATCAGTAGTAGCTTTATTCCCATTCGCATCAGCATAAGCTACTCCTCCTGTAAGGGAGCGAATAATGCCTGCCGTTTCGAACATTTCAAATTCATTGATACAGACGCCTATTCCTCCGTTGTTAGAGGTGATGTTAATCCTATATTTGGAATAGTTCTTTGGATTAGGTAAAATATATATTCTTTTTTCGTTTTTAGTCCAACCTGTTTGGTTGAAAATAGTTTGCAAAACAATCCACTTAGTTCCATCCCATCCTTCAAAAGTCCAATCTTTTGGACTTTGGTTAGTCATTTCATTACTTCTAGCTCTTAATGAATAACCCCTTATGGATTTATTAATAGTGAAATCATAAGCCAACCATTGCGGCGTACTAGATGTTGGGGTTATATTTGTAAACCACATTGATGTGTCGAAAGTATTTCTTTCAAAAGCTCGGTATTCCTCAAAACCTATAGATGCACTACTTGCACTTGCCACTCCACTAGGAGAAGTGTTACTTGTCATGAGGGGAATGACGCTTTCTTGATTATGGGGTGTCCCTTGAACATATTTATTGCTATTTAAAGTACCCCACGATATAGAATGTTGACAAACACGATCACTAACAAGTAATCCCTTTGCTACTTTTATAAGGTAAAAATAAGCTGAAGCTTTTCCTCCAATATCAGAAATTGAAGACATTCCAGTAATAGGAAGTTCATCTGAACCTGTGGCGTTAGTAATATTTATAGGAGAGCCTGTAAAATACCTGCTAAAAGTTCCTGCTGATTGAGGAACAGCATACTTAGCTTTAATATAATCACCAACTTCCATATCTTTTACATTTGTTTGCAGCTGACCTGTAGTCGCTGGTACTGGCATAAAACCCCACCTTTCTAAAACACTTATATACTGTTTCTTTACTATGGTCGTTTATTATCTCACTCTCATCGCTTTAACTTTTTTAAATTGACTTAAGTCCATTCTCTTTCTTAAAAGCGTTCCCGTTTCTGCCCATGAAAGGTCTTGTATTAGCGGCTCCATGTAATTCATTTTCAACTTCATAGCTCCATCGAATTCAATTAACTTTGTACTTATAAAATCAGATGCATCCGAGTTATCAAATCCAATTTCTGTTTTAATAACATCCTGTTCTCCAGCTGTTAATCGTAAGACCTCAACGGGAGCCCTTAAAAAATTAGTGGTATAGATGATTGTCATATCATACCTTCTAGGATTAGAAGGTGAAGCAACGACTCCTAGTTTTGTTAGCTGTTGATAACCTTGCATTTCTCCGCTACCAGAACCACCGCTCATCATGACGTATTCAGAACCGTTATAGTGATATATGGTAGGTTGTTGACCATTTAACTCATCCTTTTCCACTACATAAAGTGTTGACTTTCGACCTTGTTGAGGTAACAGATAACGACTCTGAACAAAGATAACTTGATTGATACCAGGCAAATTTAAATAGAGGTTTGCTTTTGTCATGTCATCACCCTTTTAATGATCAATTTCAATAGAGAAAAATATTTCTTCATCCATTATCTCTTCTTGTTTTTCTACCTTTATCCAAAAAAAGCTAGATGTCTGTCCAGGCAGATTTTCTATAGTCAACATATCGCTGTATGAACCGGGTGTACCATATATATCAGATGCAACATCAATCCACTGATAACCGTTGTCCCCTGAGTACTGCTTGACTTGTATTTTTACATCGTCCAATTCTGTAGCAGTAGGGTTATAAACCTCCAATTTTTCTTCCAGCTTGCCAGTAGCTATATTTCCTATGTCATTAGGGTTCAAGTCGGAAAGTGACACACCATCTTTTCTCAGTTCTAAAAAAGAGCCATAATAGTAAACATCACCACCAACAAACTCCGTTGTTATTTCGCCTATTAAATTCGATTGTTGATCGTATATTTTTAACGTTCCAGATGTAATTAAATGTGGCAGAGCGAATGTAACTTTGCCCGTAATATCTGCCGTTGCCCTTAAAAGAGTGGAATCTATTGTTAGCTCTACCTTGAACCCCTCATATAAATTAACCACTTCTAACCTGTCATTTTTAGTGATAATAAACTGGTCAACTCTAAACGGTACAAAGCCACTCCCACTACCCTGTTTAACGACGAATCCGATTTTGGAAAAAGAGTAGGTGACCGAATCAATAAACTCAAAGGAACCATTCCTTTTCATGTAAAGGTCGAAAACATCATCATTTTTTATTACTTTGATATTTTCAAGCTTTGATTGATTCGCATCTTCACTTTCCAGCAGCTCCGCTGTCTCAATTGACGATTTAAAGAGTATCAATCCCGCTCTATCATTGACAGCTGTAGGCGTGTAGTTAACAACCGCTTCAAAAGCTCCAGCTCCGGCTGGTATTTCACGCAAAAAAGACACATCTCGCAAAAATGAGTGTGTCAGCTGGAGAGAACCATTTTCGATTGTTGTGTTAGCTGGATCAGTACTACTCCATTCAGGGCCAAGCGAATTAAATTGTTCATCTAATATCAGCCCACTTGAATACTGATATATACGCATATTCCCCCTCCTATCGAGTTTTCTTGTTAAACCATTTACTATACCAGTTAGCTCTAGCTGATATGAGCCATATGCGTTTTTTGTTTTCTATTTCTTCGACTTTATCGCTTGTGGCTGCATCAATTACGTAAGCTGGTAAATCCGTTAACCATTCAGCTTCAGTCAGCTTGATAGCTTCTGTTCCAATAACAGGTGCGGATTTTATTACATCATCAACTATTAGATCTGTATGGTGAACAGCGTTGACTACGATACTATTAGGGCTGTTTAGTTCAGTGAATAAGACCGCTTCGCTAGAAATGTTATCAGGATCATTTATAACAACACCCATTTCCAGCTTGTTCGTAGTCCCTGTTATATCTATTGTTTCTGCGAAAACCAATGGCAATGCTGTCGAGTTATCAATAGATAAAGTGGAAGTTTCGACAGTTGAAGTTGAAACAAAACTTTTATCAAGCATTACATCAGCTGATTCAATAGCTTCCGAGGTTACTTGAATATTTGTGATTTCTTCAGCTTGCAGGTCCACCTTACTTGATCCTTCAACAAAATTAACGCCACTTGCTTCGATCAAAAATTCAGTATTTGAATGATCTGGACTTGCAGTAGAAGCAATTATGTCATGCTCAATCAATCTAATATCAGCAATATCCAAAACGGCAGCTTTTACATCGGATCTTAACGATGCAAAATCATCAGCAATGCAAACATTGGATGTAATAAAAATATAGTCTGATCCATCAAATGGCTGCTCTTCGTGATCTTTCGCCTCCCAGTCAACAATATGCGCCTTTGATAAAGTCTCTTTAATTTCGTCAGCATCAATTGCGTATTGATTATTACCATCGATTATTGTAATTTCTGAATCGATTGGTGCATCTAACTTGGTAGAGGAAGTTGCATCATGTAAAAGAGCGTCCTTCATCCCACCTTTATCAACTGTAGTATCAACTTTAACTAATCCGGCTATTTGAGTATCCTCATGATGATTAAAGCTATCACCTGAAGAGCCAACTGTTTCTATGTCAATGTTCACTTCTTCCGAATCATAGTCGTTAACGCAATGAACCTGAACTTCATTGGATGTGTAATCAATGTCGTTAAGTAGTAAATTCGCTGCGTCTATAGTGTTATTTTTAATTATGTCACCATCGAGATCCATCATAGTTGTAACATTAACAGATTCACCATGAATGCCAGCATCACCAATAACAATACTTTCAGTGTATAAATCCTTTTCAGTGTGTAAGTGGTGATCTAGTGATCTATCTTCTACATCTAAAACACTGACCACTGAATGAGATAAACCTGCACTCTTTGCAGACGTTAAAATAAGTGCTCCTCTCTTCTCATGATCATCTTTTAGCACTTCTGACGCTAGCAACATATCTGCGGTATCTAAGAGTAAATCAGAGCTAAATTGAGCCGCTTTGATAGTCAATAAACTAGCGAAATCATCCATTTTTATTTCATCAGCAGTACAAGCATATAACATGAATCTCTCATCTTTAACTACATCAGCAAGCAACGGAATTCCACCCAAAGAAGAAGTATCTATCTTCATTATGGCTGATGACTCAGTGACTGTTTCTGCTTGTGATGACGCTACATCGGTTTCCTCCGCACCATAGATAACTTCAGAGTGAAGAAGGATAGCTGTCTGTTTAACCATAGAAGAATCGTACATAAATGGCAGTTCGTGACTTGAATCTCTCCACGTAACTCTTGCATCATAAATCGGTATGATGTGCTTTGATTCGCCTTTAACGTACAAATCAACATCAAGGATATTTCGCAACTCTACAGATTGGCCTTGATCTATTAACATTGCTCTCTGTGCGTTTCTAACGCTGATTGCATCAACACTTGCATATTGACCAACTTTCAAAAAGTCATTAGCGATTAAATTATCATCATGAATAAAAACAGTATCACTTGTAGATTTGCTTACTACTGAGTCATCATGTAGGAGTTGTGTGCTAATATCAAGCGCAGCTTTGGCATTTTCAATCGCTATTTCATGCGTTGATAACACACTTAACCCTTTTATACTTGTATCATCTACTCGATAAGCTTCCACTATATCTGCTTTATCTAAGGGATAGCACGTAACATCCTCTACTTCGACGATCACAGAAAAAAGCTGTTGAGTATTATCAAGAATGACAGTAGCTTCAATAGTCTCTGACATAGAGACCTTGAAAGGATATTCGTTGCTTCTTGAAATGGAGTGTTTAGCGAAAAACGTATAAACCTTTTTTGCTTTAGGATGTTGGCCGACTCTAAAAGAATATATACGTTTCATGCTAACACCTCATTTCATTCATCATAAATTTTCTTTATAAATGCCCCAGCCGATCGGATTGTAAGGGGTTGCTTCTTCCAGTCTCATTGGCGTCTGCGGTGTCATAGCCAGATTAAACTGATACAATTCATGTACTGTATAAGAAGCCGTAATTTCCACGCCTGGTGCTGGCGCTGTAGAGAACTCCACTGCTTTATAATCTGTATCATAGGCAAAATCAGTTTTCTCCATACAATCAACGTAGACTTGCGGGCTTGCTTCTTGGCATCGATGGTAAAGGTGGAAGACTTTCGTCTGACCATCCCCGACACCGATCACTTCATGGACTACCGCTTTTTCAACTTCTAATTCGGCATCCTGCTCAAGCCCTTTGGGATGTACTGCGTAAATCCCATCCAACACGCCGACTTCCTTGTCAAAAGGGTGCTTTACGTACATAAAAGAGTGATGATACTTATCTGAATAGACAGAAGGACCATCACCCGATTCTACTTTATCTATTGAGTGATCATGCGTAATAAACGAAAGATAATGTTTTTGATAATACGACCCACCGATTGTTTGATGAAGTGAAACAAACTCATTTCCGTTTGATGTATTCACTCCATAGTCAACATTCGTGCCACCTATCATTTTACCTTTCGCCCATTTGCCTGTAGATCCCGTTTTAGCTCCGCCAATTAGCACCGTATTCTGTCGAGGTTTTTTTCCACTGTTATTGACACGCCCTAGATAAAGCGGCACGTAATAGACATCATCAGTGTTAGAAGATGCGTCTACACGCATAAATAGTGCCAGTCTGTCTTTGTTAATAGACCCCCATAAATGCAATAACGAATCACGGCTGAATGACGCGTTAAAGTTAGCTTCATTTGTGAGAGTCATCACAGTAGGAATCGCGACCTTAGCAAAATTAGCAGCTGAAAAAGCAAGTTCTCCCATTCCTTCTGCTGTATTTAATACACCCGATGTTGTCACAGTTAAATCACCGTAATCATTTCCTTCGATAGGTTCCGATGAGCGTGAATAATCTACTGTTATTGCTCCTGATTTCGGTGCTTCATGAAATGTGATGATTCCTGTAGTGTAATTAACTACGTAGGATAAGTCGTCCACTTCTTGTCTATCTATATATACAGTAACTGAACCAGGGTTAATATTAGTTTGACCAGTCTCAAAAGTTTTTGTTGAACCGTCACCAGTACCAATAGAGACATTTTTACTTGTAGAGTCAAATGTAACTGAATCAAACAAAAATATCCCAAACGTATTGGTTGGTTCAAAAGCTTTAGATGATAAATAATACGAAGATTTAATTAACCCAGTTGGAGCCTCCTTAAAAGTAATCGTTTTCCCTTTAGAATCAATTGTGTATTCTGTATTGGCAACCGGTGCATCATTCACAGTGACCGTTTCTGTTCCCGGCAAAATATATTCCGACGGAAGATCAAACTGTGTCTGCTTGCCATCGCCAACGCCGATGACGGCAAGATTTGACATATCAGATACATAGCGATTGTCTAAAAACGTAGGGCTTTCCAAATCGTATGCATTTATAATCCCGAATTGCCTTCTAGCTTTATCTGATCCAACAGATTGAAACAAACGTACCTCCGCAAACTGTTTTCCACTCTTCGCTCGATACTTAGCAAACTCACTCCATCCAACGCCTTTCAGAATAGTAGCGAACCTGGTTGGAAACTGCTGTAGCATGATTTTTTCATCAATCCATCGCGTTGTCATTCATCATTCCTCCTTCTCAAAAATACCAATTGCCATCGGTCGATAAGCGACTGCTGGACGCTTAGTAATTGGCGACACTGCATCAACAACGAAATATTTATAGAACTCAAATACGTTTGGACATGCCGCCTTTTTGACTTTTAAGCGTGTATTGTTACGTGGTCCTACAGATTCAGCTAAAATAATATTTTTCAAATACCCTCGCTGTCTTTCCTCTGGATGCATCACCATAGCTCTGCTTACTGCAGCTTTATTACTGTAAGAGCTTATTGGTGGATAGTTATATTCGTCATTCCCGGCATTTTTCCATGCAGACGGAAACTGTCTACCCGTATTATCTTGACGGTTTGGTGGCATCTTTTCAGGTCCTGTATGAGCAGATAAATAATAGGCTTGATAATACGCCCCTTGAAGGCCGCGCTTTACAATAATGTTATCAATGCCATTCCCGGGATTCTGCGGATACTTTTTTTGCAAAGGCATCAATATTGATGAACCACTGATAAAAGGCGTACTAGAATCATACTTATAATTCCCATTAGGAGTTGCACTTCCTGCAAAAAGAGAAGCATGACCAGTATCATTAGAATTTAAAGGAATTAAAGAGCCAAAGTATATCGGAATTAACGGCACTTGGTTTTCATTATAAGCCGCTGTGCTATCCGCTCGGATAAGCAACACCACTGTTTCATCATCAATGAATCCTTCAACTTTTACCTTAGAGTCAGGCCACCAATTTGTTAGCCAACCATTATCCGCTGTTCCTATATTTCTAGTAGAAACTGGAACCATAGGCGATTGCATAATTAGATGTTGGGCATTAGAAGGTGAGAATTCATATGTCTCATTGGCAGATTTTTTGATTGGCGTATAACTTAGCAACTCAATATCCAACACATCTCGGGCCCCTAAATTATCCATCGTCGGATACACCACTTCAAAATCTTCTGGAATGTCTGGGGCGCTTTTCAGCATGTAAAAGTATATTTTTGAAGTATCGACGTTGTTTTCATCCCACTTCGTTAACAGCCATTCGTGAAACTGCTCACGTAGATTGCTATCATCAGTAAGTGCTTCTCTATTAGGATATTGACCAGTTTTAAACTCTGCCGGAATCTCCCCCCAAGTCAGCTTCGGTTCACAAATCCTAGCTATCCCATAGATATCATTTGTGCTATTTTTAATAAGTGCATGGTCAGCTAGTTTTAATCGAATAGTTGTACTAGCAGGATCTAATACTGTTCCGACTCCCGAATAATAAATATCTCCAAATCTAAAAGAGGCTTTCTTAAATCTTTTAACTAATGTCCAACCATTAGCAACAGCTAATTCAATGAAATCTGTTTGAAGAGTTTCCTCTGTAAACATCGTTTTGACATGTGGCATACCCTCACTCCTAGTCTGTTAAAAATTGATAATTAACCCATACACTTTTGGCACGCGCTGATTCATTTTTGTATCGCAATTCAATCTTGTCCCCCGGTACTAACTGATGCGCAACCATAAAAAAAAGCCCCTCTGGGAGCTCCTTCGTGTAAACTGTTTCGACGATCAAACGTCCATTAATGGCTAAATCCCAATTATCCTTATCATCATAACGTGAGCAAGCAATTGCTACGCTGATTAACTCAGATTCCCGGTCTACAGTGTGCATGTTAATAGCAGCCGGTGCGCCTGCAATTACCTCCATTCTTACTCCTTTAATATAAGGGGTGGGTTTTGTTGGATAAAACGGTGCATCGAAGCGGCCGCCACCTACATAATTAACTTGTAAACCCTGTGACACAGAACCACTCCTTTATAAATCTTCATCTATATCCTCATCTATATCAGGGGAGTCATTTCCATCATAGATTAAATCGTAATTGTACCTTACTAACATCGTAAAATTGGGTGCCCATTCAAGCGACCATTTTTCAATCCTCCCTGTTTTTCGATTAATTACAATAAAGTAATGCAAAATCCCTTTCTCATTGTAGTAAAGCTCATATCTATATACTTCATCGCCCTCCACTGCAACAAGAAAATTTCCTTGCCGGATCAGTTGTCCGCCTTCTTTAACATTATCTTGTTTAATTAAATTAATGTCTCCGCCGATTCCAGCACTACCGGTAATGCGTCGCTTTTGACGTTTAAGCATGTAAAGGACAGGATCATATAAATTACGTACAATGACTCCACTCATCAAGACACCCCTTCAATCACCCATGTTGAGCGTGGCCTAACCCTATAAAACCCTGTTGGTTCATCCACCTCTTCGCGCTCGTATTTAACGGTTTGTACTGTTGTGGTCGTTCCTGCCGAATCTGTGAAACGTATATTAGCTGACACCCCATCTTTAGGGCCTGCTGAGATCCCTTCAACGATAATAATGTTTGTTCCCATCTTAAGGTTAGCAGGTATATTAAAGCTCGTACCTAGTTTAATTTCATCTGTCCGTTGACCGTTGATAATTAAAGCAATACGGTCTCCAACTGTGCCACTCACAGTAAAGTAACCGGTGCCGGCCTTCCTAGTAATCACAGGATAATCAGAGGGCGGCGGCGGTGTTTTCTGCGGTGAAAAGCCAATGTTAGATGACACCTCTAAAATCTGAAAAAAACCAGCTTCTGAAAAGCTGGTTCTGATAGCTCGCACATGATAATTTTGTGTAGCTGTTGAAATCTTCTCGCGTATTCCTACAATATCCCATAGCTCAATGGCTGGATTAGCAGGAATAGCAATTGATGACCGGCGCCACTTATATAACATCTGAGTGAAATGTGTTTTAGCTGCCAAATGTCTTTTTGAAGGAGTATTAGCCCAAGGAACTTCAATTTCTATTTCCCTTCTTTGTCCAAGCAAAATATCTCGCTCAATATAGCCCGAAATAAAAGAACTAGCGTATTTATCATATTTAACAAGGGCTCTGCCATAAAGCTCCACATCATCTAACTCATATTCTAATTCTTTGATATGCAGAAAATCATCAACAATAAAGTCGGCTGGATCTGAACGGGAGTATTGCGGCAAATGGCGAAACCGGATCACCCCATGAGCATTCTCAGTTAACGTATGGAACAAACTATTAACTACTTCTCGCACAACTTCATCGTAGGTTTGCGTGCGTTTCCCCAGCTTCACTCCTGTTTCATACAGTTCACCGGTAATCGGAACACGCACTGGCGCTCCTTCTACTTCTAATCCAACATCCTCCAAGAGGGCTTTCACAGCATGATAAATATTGATGTCTTTTCTTTCTATAAAAAACTCCCTGCCTTTTGGCGGGAAAATAGTATTCGTAATCGCTTTTTTATATTTAGAACGTCCAGTAATTATAATTGTTTGTGCTTCAGCATTGATTCTAACATTGTCAATGTAGCCCGTAAGAACCTTTTGAATGTCATCACCATATCCTAAATGAATTTGAATTTCTGTATTAGGATATAATTGCCTAAACCATGAACTATCAGCATTCCCACGCCAAACAAAGCTAGTAGGTCGTTTGTTTTTTGCATAATCAGGAGAAAATAAGCCATCCTTATTTTCTAAGGTAATAGAAAATGATTTAGCTGGACTTTCAACCGTTTCATCTAGCTCAATAGATATAACATTCGGCAGCCGAGCCCACTCAATGTTGAAATCACTATTAGGCGGAGTAGGCTGCCCCCAAAAGCGATTTTTAACCATAACATATTGCATCGGTTGTCGGCCGTGAGAATCAATCTGAAATTGGTTTGTTATCGCTTGAAATAGCCTATCACTGATGTACCTCATATGCCGTTTACTCCTACTCCTGACCTTTCCGAACTATGCATGCGGCACTTTACAATATAAAGTGGCCCTTTTCTTGTTGGTTCCGTGTCTTGGGGGATGATAACCCCACCAAAAACACCATCGCTATATTTTATAATAGTAAAATTATCAATGTCCGACATAAATTGATTAAACGATTGGGTTTTTGTTAAAACAACCTCAAATTCAATGGTTGAACCAGAAGGTCCTGTCCGTTGATAACGTGTATAACCGTCAAGGATATTAAAACTTTGAATCTCCTGCAAAGGCTTTGGCGGTGTAATGCTTCCGATACCATCAATGTAACTTTGCTCATGAAAAACTGTACAAACTAAGTGTCTTATATAGGCTGTATCACCGCTTTGATAGTTTGCATCCGTTTTGAAGGTAATTATATTTTCCCCTTCATCTACAAAGATATAGTGGCGTGTCCAAGTGTAAGAGGCCCGAGCACTAAACCGTGCTCTACCGTTTATCTCTACAACGAACTTTCCCATTCCAATCTCCCCATAGCTTGTAAAAGCAACGTTGGTAAGAAAATCAAAAGCGACCCATCCGGGCCGCTCAAAAGTTTGCCTAACAGTATAAGATTGATTAGGACCGGGACCAACTAAAACTGAGCCGCTCTGTGTATAAAAGTTAGTGCCACGCCTATATAACTTTGCCATTCATATCACCTACTCCATTTGTGTTGCCCGTGTAAAGAATGTATCTGTTGCGATATTTTGAAGCCTTTGCTTCATATTTTCGAAATCTTGATCACTTTGCAGCTTTTGTACATGAACCTCAACTTTATCAATTTTAGTAATTTGCGCTTTATTGCTTTTATCAATCGTTGTCCGTGCGTCTCCGCCCCTAAATACCGGTGCTACATCAAAAACTGGCTGCAAAGATGTTTGCATCACTTGACGCATAGCATCCAATGGATCTTCATTTATTTTTGTATCGTAGAATAAGGTGCTGTTGGCAGAAAGATTGTCTATATCCGGATTAAATTCATCTTCAATAGCATCAGCCATATTATGAGTCGCCTTTATAACGTCCTTCCTTCCATCATCGATCCCTACAGCTGCTCCAACTGGAATCCATTTTGCGATAGCTCTCATACGTCTAGAAGGAGAGAAAATAGCCATTGCTTTTTGGAATGCATCAGCAATATCGTTACCCAATTTTTTAATCATGGCAATGGCATCAGCCGCTTTATCTTTAATCCCATTAACAATACCGTCTACAACATTCGCTCCCCAACTCCATGCTTTTTTAGCTAAGCCAGCAAAGAACCTGCCGATTTTTCCAAAGATATTCTTGATAAAGATGTAGGCATTGGTTAGCGTTGTTTTAATTTTGTTGTAAATTCTTGTGAACGTCGAAGATACAATTCTCCAAATGTATTGAAGAGTGGAAGAAAAAATCCTCTTAATTCTGGCCCAAATTGAAGAGACAAGGTTGGCAGCTTGTCTCTTCCGTGTAGAAATGCTTTGCCAAATCGCCCGAAAAGAATTGGCAACCTTTTGCCTGATAAAATTTGCCCCTGCATTAAATACCTGACGAATTTTCGCCCAAGCAGAGGAAACAAAACGAGCCGCCCTATTCATAGAATTAGCAATTGTTCGTCCTATAGAGCCAAATATCCTAACAGCGACTTGACGAATAAAAGCTCCCGCTGAGCTAAAGGATCGGCGAATTCTCGCTAAACTCCCAGTGACTACTCGACCTATTGAAGATAAAACATTCCCGATTATACGCCCTGCACTTTTGAACCCTGAGCCAATTACTTTTATTCCTGATTGAATTGCTGAACCCACTCGTTTAATGGCCCGAACTGTCCCATTTTTTATAGAATCCCAATTTTTATAAATCAAATAGCCAATTCCAACAATAGTCGCTACAATAGCTGCACCTGCTAAAACAAATGGATTTGTTAGTAATGGAATGAGCATAGGACCTAGACGAGCCATTAAACCGCCGATCCCACTAAATAACTGTGGAATTGCCCTTAATATACGGGATGATAAGGACTTGATGACTCCGCCAAGTGAAGATGCTTTTGTTTTTGTCTTATCCATTGATCCTTTCACTTTATCCGTTGCTGTTGAGACTTTGTTCATCACATTTGGATATTGCTGAAGTTTCTCTTTCGTTTGATCGAATACTTCCTTAGAGGCCCCTACTACCTCCATCACTTCATCAAACTTGTCACCTAATCCGTCTAACTGAGGAACAAACATACCTATTGCATTACCGAGTATGCCAAGTGAACTAGCTGAATCTTCGGCTTCATCATTCCCGTTATCCTTCTTGTCCTTCTTATTTGAAAAGCCACCTGTTAATCCAGAAAAAGCTTCAGCAAGCCCTGCTAGCTTTTTAGGATTTGCAACTTTAGACAATAAAGAATCAAAATCTCCCTTGAATAAATCGACAAGTGGATCAAATATGCCCGTTAGAAACTTAAAGCCATTTTTAACACCAATAGCAAGACCTTCTAACAGCCATTGTCCAAAACGGATAAACAGTTTAGAAGGACTGTTTATTTCTAAGAGTTCCATAATCGGCTTAACTAGATAGTTCCAAATCAATCCGATCGGCGACCAATTAAATATAAATTCCAGCCCTTTGATTAATCCTTCAATGATCCCCTTGCCAATGCCACTCCAATCCATCTTTTTAAAGAAAGATTCAATTTTATCCCATTGGCTATAAATAAGGTAACCTACACCTGCAAGGGCTGCTACAATGGCTGCTCCTAGCAGAACAAAGGGATTGCTAAGCAAAGGAACCAACATAGCACCAAAACGGGCAATCGTGCCACCTAGCCCCGTAAACAAACGAGGAATAAAGCTAAAGAGTCCTGTTGTTGCCCGTACTATAGAAGGACCAGCCTTAGAAATCATGCCTGGTAGACCACTAAACACCAATCCAAACCCTTTAACTAAGGCGCCTCCTTTTTTTGCTCGACCACCTACTAATCCAAAGAGATTTCCGACGATGCCAAGGCTAGGAATAAGCTTTCCTATTACTGAGAGTGCAAAAGTGGCCGCCACAGCATAAGCGATGAACTTTCCGCCACCGCCTTCCATAGCCCCTGCAACTACTTCAAGAATATCCGCTAGGGCTTCGAAAGCAGGTAAAAGCACATCTCCCGCTATTTTCGCCACCTTATCCATTAATAAACCAAAGCCCTCTGCTCCTGTTTTGCCTGGTCCTACAAAAGCTTCAAGAATTGAGTTTCCAATCCGTTTCAAACTGTTCCAAATACGTTTAAGAACAGGTTCAAATCGATCCCAATTTTTATAGATGACCCATGATATGGCTGCAATCCCTGTAAGAATAGGATTCATTTTAACAAATTGAACAATAAACCCACTTACCATGCCCGGCAATCCACGTAAGAAAGATAAAATTGCCGGAACAAATGAGCGAAACATACGCGGTAACCCCGCCACAGCGTTACGAGTTAGCATCAAATTATCATATAGTGCCCGTGCTGCCGGAGACATAACAACCATACCTCTGCCAGCAAAACCTATTGCTTGTCCTAACGCTTGAAACAAGTTACGGTTCATCAATAGAAAACCAGCTACCGCCGACAAAGGCCCTAATAAACCGAGCACAATAACAGCGAAGGCTCCAAAGTGTGCCACAAATTTAGCCATCCCAGGATTATTTCTAAGAAATTCTGTGATGTTGTCTGCTGCACTAGAAATAGCATCAGCCACTTTAATCACGGTCGGTTCTATTGCTTTCCACAATTCTAATAGGGAATTTCCTAATTTACGGAAAGCTCTTTCAGACTTCGCCACCCCGTTATTTTCCATGCCGTCAACCATTTTTTCATAAGCTGACATGCCATCAACCATGGTTTTAGATTGCTTTTTCCATGCCTGCTCGTTAGACATAACGTCTTTGGTCGCTGCCTGAATGTCTCCTTGATGTTTCTTTAAGGATAAGGCTAAAATATCAGCCGCCTCTTTTTGTGATACACCAAGCTTTTTAGAAATCTCATCTACTGTACTAACAGCATCGACTGCATCGACGCCCCAAACTTTAGCAAAGTTTAAACCGAGCGTAGCAGATTCTTGAATATTGTCTTTCGTTCGCCCCATTTGGTTATGAAGTACAGAGAATAGATCCCCAACCTCATCAATGGATGTGCCTGTTTCTGCTGCTGTATCAGCCATGAGGTTTTTGAACTCGCCCATTGATTCATTCGCTTGCAATGTTTGAGCCTCAAATTTCCCCCAACCTTTTTCAGCATTTGCCCCTACCATTCCGAAAGCTGCCGCTAAACCTAGAACAGCAGGTGTAAGAGTTCCAGTTAACATAGTGCCAAATGTTTGGTATTTGGTCATTAGCTGGCCGATCTTAGCTTTTTCCTCTGCTTTGCTCGTTTGTGGCCCAATAATTGCTTTTGCTGCTTTATCTAATGCTTCATACGTCTTGTTTTGCAAGTAGGCTAAGTCCTTGTTTGTAAATTCAACTATTCGACCGCCTACTTTATCTAATGCACTAGAAAAGGGTTTGTAAATGACATCCTTACCGAATAGTTTGTCAGCCTTATAACCGTTCGCTTTTGCAATTGTATCTACTGGATTACTTTTAGCTAACTCATTCTTATACCTAGCAAGCGCCTCTTCCATTTCCTTCATTTCATCTTTAAATTCATCGGCATTGGCACTTTTCTTCATATCCGATAAGGCTTTTTCAGTTAACTTTATCTGGTCTTTCAAAGTATCTAATCGAATATTGGCCATCGAATGCATCTGTCCTTCAATGGCCTTGATCTCTGCTTTAGTTCGACCGAATCCTAGTTGGGACAATTGAGTTCTAGCATTCTTTATTCCAGATTCAATGGCAGAAAAACTCGCTTGCAATTGAATCATATTTTTTGAATCAAGAAAGTGAGGGAACATTTGATTGGAAAAGTCTAAGCGCATCGTCGCACGCTGCAAGACGTTTTGAGGATTCAACCGCATCGCGTATTGCATCATCCGACGATGATAGGATTCTAAAGCTTTTTGAGTGCGGTTAAGATCATGTCCAAATAAGTTCACCCTTCGACCAGCTTGATACCCAGCCGCCCCAACTGCTCCTAGTCCCGCACTTGCAAAGGCTGAAGCTTCTGTTAGAAAATCACCGCCAGTGGGGGGAGGGCCATTAGATTGAGCGTCACCGCTTGGCGTATGTTGTGGCCCCATCGTTCCATTAGCCCCCACATTGTCATAAGTGGTCCGAATCACTCGATTCACTACAGAATCTAGCGTTTGGGTAAGATGAAGATTTCCAAAGCGTCTTGATAGATTTTCTAATGACTGACCTGCTCGCTCAATCATATCAAGTAGCTTTTGCAAAGCTGCCTGAGCTTGTCCTGTTTCTATGTTCACTTTGTATTGTTGACCGGATAAGGTAGACCGAAGATTTAAAGCCTTTTGATTCATTTCTAAAAGCGTTTGTCTGGCAACCACTCCATCTACTTCTAAAGAACCTTCCGAACCTGAAAAAGCCTGTTCAAGAGATTCAGCCTGCCTGCTTAGCTCGCGTAATTCTTGCACAGCCGGATCCGTATCAAAATCAATTTGTGCATTGGCTTTCAAGTCATTGAGCATAGACGAAAATATTTGCTTAAATTCTTGTACGTCTCGAAGTGCCTGATCATTATTAACCGAAATATCTGGCTCTATGCTCATTCTGTCAATTGCTTGAAAAGCTCTTTCAAATTTATTTTGAAGTGAATCAGCCGTTTCTTGCCCTTTACGCTCCAAAAGGCTTAAATCTTGAAGCGATTTAGCCACATCTACAGCAATAGTTCCTACCATTTCAAATAACTCTAAAATGTCGTTACTAGCCATGTTCTACCTCCTTTCTCTATCATTCTTCTGATTGGTTCCCAAATAGGCTATCAATGTATTCAACCACTTCATCTGCCGTTTCGAAGTCAGGTTCTTCTGTTGTGCCTTCACCCAATCCCATAGCATCAAGAAACTCAATAAAAGTAGGAGGTTCTGTTTTCCCTCCACCAAATAAACCATTGATAGAATTTGAGTGATGCCAAGCAACAAAAGCATGCTGCCGGAAGGACTCTCGGTTTTCATCTGCTTCCCACTGGGCTGAATCGATCATTAACTGCTTCAGCCTCATGTAAGGTAATTGAAGGATGTATTCATCTGTCCAACTATAACGACGCTGCACACGATCAATAGCTTTATAGAAACCCGCTTCATCTTCTAGCGGGTTTATCGAATTGGATTGGCCATTGGGGTTGCTGCTTCTTTGGTTACTTGATCTTGTTTGCCCAGAATTCTCTGGACTGCCTTGAAAAAAGCCTTTAAGTCCTTCGAAGTGAAGATCATTTCCACAATATCCACAAATGAATCTAGAGGAAGGTCTTTTACTACTTGTTCATCTTTACCTATTAACATAGCAATCAGATCGTAGATTTCTGTTTCTGATTCTACGAGAGAAAATACCAAATCAAAGACAATGCCAAGTAGCTTTCCTTGTCTTTCCTCAGCTTTTGCCTCTTGATCTGTTTCTGCTCCTTCCGAAGGCTCTGCCTCCTGAAAATCTCGCATAAGCTTTAAGAAATAGCTGACAACTCCTGCCCGCTTTAGAATCTTGATAAACTTAAATAAATGCTGAAGGCCCAAAGCTTTGACCTTGATTTCTTCCCCATTAACAACAACTTTCTTTTCATCACGAATAAGTGCTTCCATGTATAATTCCTCCTAAAAGATAAAATGAAAAACCCCCTTATTTAGGGGGAGTAAATTATGGATTAATCGTGTAAGCAAATGAAACAGGAGCCGATGTATCCTGTCCCTTCACAGCTACCGCTTTAATTGTTACAGTCGCATCCACATTAATTGGACCTGTGTACTTTGTTCCGTTAATAGGCGTTGGATATGATCCATCTGTTGTGTAATAAATCTCATGGCCGGCTGTTGCTGTTAATACAATACTTTGTGGTGCCTCATAAGTACCTGGTGCTGGTGAAGCAACTGGGGCTACCACATTTGAACCGCCCTTCGGATACAGAATATAAAACGGAATACGTGTCATATTTTCTTCAGCATACCTTGCCTCAAATTCCGCTTTTAACACCACATCATCCTTACCGTTGTTAAGCGGTAAATTAAATGAATCTGTGCATCTTGCATTTTCAAGCACGATGACAACAGGGATAGATTTGCCCGTGATCGCTCCAAAGAGGGCTAGAGTAGTAGAACCAGTCGGTGCAATAGAACCTGTGTGACGAATTATATTATAATTCTCATCGTGACTCGTAATATCAAATGCCGGCAATTTCAACTGTAGGTTCTCAGGCGTCATTTCAAGAATATTTGTTGATAACTTAGCCTCTGCTTTAGTTAACCATTCCATCCCTTCAACACTTCCAAGTGCGCCGTCAACTTCTACTTTGTGCCACTCTGTATCGACTGATACTTCATTGCCTCCTTTGGTTGCCCCCAGCAATTCCCCCCAGGTAGAACGATCTTCCGGTTTAAAAACGGATAAATCAAAGTTTTTCGTAATAAGCCCCGGGCCAATCATTAAGTTCCTAGATGATCCAGGACGCGCACCGTTTAGCATTTGGTACATGCTGTTTCCTCCTTCATAAATTATTCAAGTAAATCGTCGCGGTAATAACGTAGGAAGATTTTAATGTTCACACATTTCACACTCGGATCAGGTTGAGGCGGCTCATATTTGAAACGACGAAATGTTTGCACCGCTTCCCCTGCCACCTGCTCATTACTTGGTGTGTAGACCTTGTTGTGAACAGCCCTCTCTAAGTTCCGCGCGATTTGCCTTGCCAATGTTCTGTCACCCTCCGTAAAAATATCTGCTGAGACGAGGGCACTTCCCAGCAAATCATTTTGCTCCATTCCATCAGATTCAAGGCGTAAAACAATATAAGGACGCTCCATGTCATCTGGAACGTCCTCTTGGGCTACATTGGGATAGACCTCTCCATCTCCGGATACAGTAGTCCCTAATAGGTTTGTGATACTCGAATTCACCTCGATAATCTGCTGAATAATATCCAACGGTTCAGCACTCATTAAACCTTTCCTCTTTTCAAAATGTCCATCAAATTTTCACGCTGTTCATGATATGTTGGAAACATATAAGGACGTGGTAATAGATTGTGCTGTTTTCCATTCCTGTCTTTGCCCACAAAACCAAACTCAAGGGCTTTAGCATAAGGAACGTTTACAGGGCCAATATAGCCTCGGTACGTATCTCCATCCTCTTCAAATTCAACCTGAAAAGAAGTTTTCAACTGAGCCCGGAGAACTGCCGGCGGATCTCCAGGACTAGATGCCTTATGAATTTTAGCATCCATAATTTTTTTTACTTTTTGGCTCCTTCCTAACTTGTTAATGATCTCTACTTCCTCGATACGCCCTGTTTCTGGTCGTATCGGATATTCCTGACCAGTTCCGACACTGTTGACCTTATCAATCAGCTCATTTCTCATATGGAGCGTGGCTGCTTGTACGTTTCGCTGAGACCGTGCTCGAAGTTCTGCCATTATTTCAGGCAAATTAGACTTGAACCGCACCTCACTTCTGAACATACTCTCCCCCCTTTATTTCCAAATAAGGTGAACCTTCAAGATCCACGATTTCATAGGAAAGATCCATCGCCTTCAGTGGAGCTTCATAATGGATTCCTTTCATGGAAGGTGATAAAGGTTTAGCCATAACTTCTAAGAGCATGTCACCCTCCAAGCCACCGACTTTCCCATCAATGACAGGAACAAGGCGGTCACCATTTTTCACAATGTTATCTAGAAACATCCCTTTCATGATAGGTTCCGAACTCTCTTTTCCACTCTCAATGAACTGAAGCTTCGTATCAGAGGAATCCACCATATAAAAGTGCGCCTTACTCGTTGCGACAAGAATAAAGCACTCTTTCCACTCAAATCCTACACGCACACGTTTGTTACGAAAAACCATCACATCATCTTTTATGTTCGCTCGGGCGATTTGCTTTAATTTCTTTCTTAATATTGTATTCATGGATTCATCTTCCTGTAAGAAATAAGCAACTGCTGTACATCTGTCGGTATTGACTCGGTGGACACTCCAGCGAGTTGAACCTTCATATCTCCCATATCAATAGATTTAAGGTCAGCCATATCAATAGCAGCTACTTGTTCATCATCTTCATATAAATGACGCACGAGCTTTAAACACGCACCTTCTATATCCAGAGGAAGGGTTCTTGGCGAATCTATTGTGGCGTCTTTGGGCAAAGTGTAGCCTGCTTCAAAAACGATTTTAGAACGACTAGAGATGTGCTGATAAAGCACGCCTGCCTCTTCATCTAATAAACAAGGTTTAACACTCTTACCGTTTACACTAATAATGCGGTGTACGGGAAATTGAGAAAGAATAATCTCATCTGTTGATTCAATAATCAAATCAGTATATTCGTCACGTTTAAACTGACGGTTGCAGTAACGCTCAATAATAGCACTAGCCATGTTTATGGCATCGATAACATAGATGTCTTTATCTTCACTAGCTAACTCTAATGTTTTTCGTGCCTTTTCAACGGTTGTTAATGCATTATCTGCTAGCATGTGCTCACCTCATGTAATAAGGAAAACTGTTATTCAGTAACGTCCTTATCTGTTTTCTTTTTTGCAGAACGACTGGCCGTTTTCTTTTCCTCCGGTGCCACTATTTTCGTTTCATGTGAGGGCTTTACTTTTGATTCTTTTTCTCTTACTTCTTCAGCTAAACCCGCTTTAATCCAAGCGACTGCCATGTTTTGTTCTAAATCAACAATGTGCCCAGGCTGATGAACACCTTTGACACTGCCAACACTACGTAACATTTTTACTTTCATGTAAATGCGCGGCATCCATCTCTAGATGCCGCTTCCTCCCTTCAAGTTAGGCTTTAATTTTCAATACTTTAAATGCTTCTGGACGATCTACACCGCCACCCACACGCTTCTTGAACTTGAATCCAATCAAATCCTCTTCAATATAAAGTTCGTTTAAACGTTGGATAGTAGAACCAGAGCGATCAGCAATTGTATAACCTCGTTTAAAGTCCCCAAATACAACCTGATCAGCGCCAGCCGCAAAATCAGGGAAGTCATCCTGAGTGTAAGTTGCAAAGCCTAATAATTGGTTCGGTGTTCCTGCTGTTAATGCCGGCTGCCAAATGTAATCTCCATTGCTGTTTTTAAATGTACGAATAGTCATTTCCATGAAGGAAGGCATTACCCAGACACCATTTTTCCGATGTGCTGATTTAAGAGCATACATTAACTTGATTAAGTCATCTGATTCAACTGCCCCTACATTGGCAGACATAATACGTTCAACGTTAGCTGCAGTTAGGATGCCCTCTGGTTCTTCTTGTGTGTGGCCACGCCCAACGAGTACTGCTTTATCTTCTTCTTCTGCAGCAGCCTGAGCAAATGAGGAAGAAAGGTATTGTTGCAATTGAACGTCTGTATCTTCAAGCTCATCTGTACCGATCTTTGTCAATCCATTTAAATTTTCAATGTAGATATAGTAATCAGCCGGATTTAATTCTGATTCATAGTCAGCTAAAGTTTTGGTATTGACCTCGATTTTTCCCCATCCGACTGTTACTTCATTCATACGGCGTTTACGAATACGATCAGCCGACGTATTTCGGGTATTTACAAGAGAGCGGAAAATAGCTGTCTCAGGCAATTGACGTTGGATTTCCCGGTCAAGTTCTTCTGGAATAAGGATTTGTCCGTCTTGATCAGCAACAAGTGCTTTACGTTGATCCGGGTTCATATCTGCACGGCCTTTGCGCATGAATTCATAGAAAGCAGCATTCTTTGCTTTCGCCTCTTTGTCTAGTTCTCCATTTCCTTGTCCAGTTTGATAGACACGGTTTGCTTTTGCCTCAAGCTCATCCAAACGCTTTTTAGCTTCATTCATTGCCTCATTGATTTTTTTCATTTCATCTTTTGTTTCTTGTGTTGCCTGGCCGAACTTTTTGACCTCTGTTTCTTGTTTTTCTGCCGCTTTTTTAAGTTCTTCAAACCCTGATTGGATTTGAGCAGCTAAAGATTTGGGATCATCTCCGTCACCAAAGAATTGAATATTTAAGCGTAAAAGTTCCTTTTGTGATTGAATCATTTTAAATTTTGCCATGTTGTTCCTCCTGAAATTGTTTTTTGTGGCATAAAAAATAGCCTCTTATTAAGAGACTTAAAGTGTATATCCGATAGAGCGAATTCTTTTGGCATGCTATCCATCTATGTTTGCAAAGTTTTTCATTTCCTCAACAAGACTAGCAATCTCTTTTTGCTCATCTTCTGTAAAGCTTTTACCTTCGTTATCTTCTTCTGGATCATCAGACTCTACAGCAGATAATAATGATTCAAGTGATTCCACGGCGGCTTTCATAGCCTCAACTGCACTTCGAACAGCTTTTTCACTTTGCTTTGATAGCACACGACCTGCCTTTTGTTCCGGTGCATGCTTGGCTGATGTGATAATAGCCCGGTCATTAGCAGGGAATGTAACCGCACTGATTTCGAATAAGCGAATTTCTTTCAAATAGCGGATGCCTGTTTCGCTATCATACTCCGCTTTAACAGTGCTATAGCCAATCGAAACACGATCAATGACCCGGTCTTTCATGAGTTGCATTGCTTCTTTTCCTTTGGCTGTTTCACTGATCTTTGCCTTAAAGTAAAGACCGATCTCATCCTCTCGAAGCTCGATGACTTTACCGATCGGTTTGTTCCAATCATGCTGCCATAAATATTTCACACGATCGCCACGCTCTTGAATCGTTTTAGAAAAGGCTCCTTTTACAATCACATCATCATAAGCATCAGGCTCTCCACCGAAGGTGCTAGCATAACCTTCAACGATATTTGTTTCATCGTCTACAGCTTTGATTTCAAATGTTAATGCTTTTTGTTCAATATCAACTGGTGCAGCCGCTGACTTCGTTTCAATAAAATCCGGATGCTTTACAATAAACGATCTCATCTTTTGCTCCTTTCTCACCAATCCTTTGGTGTGTGTTTTTCGGCACATCTGCATTTAATGCGTTCTTTAGCTGGCAATTTGGGGTCACCAGGAAACATCCCTTCACTACCGCCAACATCATATGGCTCATCCATATCGCGTGTTTGTCCATTGCATTCAGAATGGCTTCCTCTTTCTCGACCATCAGTGGTAGTTACCCATTGTTTTTCGAGATCCAGCCCTGTGGCAATAGCCCCTTCTCTTGCTCCGGCATTCGATGCAGAAACAACCTCTGTACGAGCAATATTCATCGCACGTTTAGGCCCAAAATCATCACCGTATATATTCTCAATACGTTTAGCGATTTGTTGAATTGATTCCCCATTCTCTACACCTTCGCTAATCTCCATGCGTAGTGTTTCGCGGGTAAATTCACTGATTTTAGTTACAAGAAAAACAGCTGTCTCTCCAATGAACTTCTTGATTCTCCTTTTGGCCATTGTAAAAAGGCTTTGAAAGAATTTCTTTTCACCCGGGAATGTACCTTTGCCTTCATATTCAGCTTTTAAGCGGTCATAATTCCATTGCCCGAAATGCTCCATTGTGCCGTAATAAACAGCAGTCATGGTCTTTACCCATTCTTTTTCCTGTGATTTAAGCTCTTTTAATAAGCCCTTTTCGCCATCTTTCAGATAAGCTGCCACTACTGCCTTGCCCTCTGCTTCAAATCGTTTGCGGATAAGTCGTTCACCGGATTTTTGATATCCCGCACGTTGTTTTTCAAACTCAGCTATATACTCATCACCTAATGACTTGCTTTCAATCTCAGCGGCGGCTTTCATAAAAAAAGCCTGTGCTTTCTTCAACGGATCGCCACTAGCACTAGACTCCTCTTGATTTCGTGTATTGTCTGGAGCGTCCTCCCCTTCTGGATAGACGTTTAACGGTACATAGCGTACATTACCACCCTCGATATCCTCATATCCTAAAGCCTGACGAATTTCATTAATAGATAAGATATCTTTCATGTCTTTTAAGCGAGCCCACTTTGTATCTGAGGTTTCTTGCAACGCTTCAATTTGATCAGTGTCATAACCGACAACCAAATTCTCTCCAAAAAGCGGCGCAAGCTTGTGATTCCACCCGCTGATGATCTTATCCAGCGTAGGCAGTACAGTTTCCATGTAAAAAGCTGCTCTTGCTTCCTTGTAGTTGTTATAAGTTGAACTGTCCTGTATTCCCATAATCTGAGGTGGCACACCAAAGACAGCACATATTTCTTCCCGCGTCATTTTACGAGACTGAATGAAATCCATGTCTTTAGGTGACAAACCTAACTGTTGCCACTGAAGGCCACCTTCAAGTAAATGAGGCTTTCCGGCGTTTTTTACCCCTCCAAACATTTTGCGCATGGCCGCTTTGAAACGGTTGTATTGAGGTTCTGCTAATGATTTGTCTGTCACTAAAAACCCACTAGGTGCAGCATAGTTTTGCGTAAGTGACGTATTCCACTCAGATGTAGCATTATCCATGTCCACAGTCTGCCTAGCCACTTGTATTGGACCTAACCCATAAAAATCATCTAGCGGAGAAAAGAACTTGCTGTGGATAATTTTTTCATATGGTGCATCCACGTCTTTACCACTTACTGAATATCTGAATGCCTTGATATACTCGCCGCCTGGCATGATTGTTACCCGATCAGGTCGCCAGGTCCACAACTCAGTTGGTGCGCCACGATTTGGACCATTCATTTCTTGATACGTGTTTCCCGATAACAACAAAAAAGCAATTAACTTTTCTCTGAAGTCAATTGCAGATTCATGGTTATTCGGTTTGTTTAAGAGATCGAGAAGCGGATGCTTTTCAATTTCAATGAGCTCTTTTCCCTTCTTTTGATACAAAACAATTGGGATAGAAGCAGCGGCACGAGCTGTTTTCATGACGCACTGATAGACCCACACATTCCGCTCAAATCCCTCTTTGGCTAGCTTATCGAACCTAGCAGGGGTTTGAGCAGGCTGACCGTTGTGAAGCATCATAATGGCGCTAGAGACCATCGACGCTTTGTAGCTCATGTTAAGCCAAAAGTTTTTACTTATGTTCCTCACCTCCTTTAATCATCGAAAGGATTGCGAATAGTGGGTACTGCTACTGACTCGCGTGTAAAAATACCATATCTTATAGCATCAAGGGCGTGATCAAATTGCTTCACTGGTTTATCCTCGCCTCGTTGGGCCGCTTTTTCATCCCACACATAAGATGCAAACTCTCTTAATAAATTTTTACATGATCGGTGTACGAAATGTCGCATTTCAGAAAGTGTGGAAGCTACTGTGCGAATACCATCAACTACATCGTTTACTGCTGGGGTTACACTTAGTTTTCCATCTTGTTCAATTACAGCTATGAGAGATGCAGCGGATGGATCAATAATCACTTCCGTTGTTTTATCGCCGCAAAACTCAAGTAAATCTTTATAATACTGCTCATCAGTTTTTTGTCGTCCTTCTTTGCGACCATCGTAATAATATTCTTTCAAGTCATAATATGTCCGCTTGCCGTTTTCATCATAGGTAATACCTTGTAAAACAAAAGCAGTAGGGTTTTTGGTTCCATAGTCAATAACCACTTGGTATTCAGCGATATTACCTGGCACTTCATCGATAACATGACCATCCTCACCATCATGAAACATGTCGTAAATGACACCCTCTGCAAGCACCCATAGACCAAGAATATACCGTTTATAGAATACTCCTGTATACATCCGGCGATAGCGTTCTTTTGTTTCTTCATCAAGCGAAAGATTGTCATCCATTGTGAAATGGAGATGCAGCATGTTCTTTTCTTTCTTCTGATCTAACCATTTCTCTTTAAACCAGTGGTATGGTCCAGCAGGGTTACAGTTGAACCAAAATTTTGCCCCTTTAACTGAGCAACGAGCGGTCGCCTGTGAGACGAATGACTCCGGCATAAGTGCTACTTCATCGAAGAACATTCCGGCAAGGGTAATACCTTGAATCAAGTCTTGTGAGGACTCATCTTTTCCACCGAAAACATAAAAGTAATTGGTTCGACCTTTATAGGTAATGGTTAGCATGTTATCCGCTCGATGATCCTTCACCTTGTAGCCCCTAGCCTTTAACATGCGTTTGAGTGGACGTATCACGTTACGACGAAAAGAGCCGATTGTTTTACCAGCCATTCCTAAGTTTTCATCGTCAAAGCGATCCATCGCCCACATAACGTAAGAAAGTGACATAACAACGGTTTTACCAGCACGTACAGAGCCATCACAGATGATGCCGTCCTTGTCTTTGTAAGGAGACTTATCACGCCACCAGGTCAGAACTTTCTTTTGTTTTATTGAAAACGGTTTGAACTTAAATGGAGCCCGCTTCTTTTTACGCTTCGGATCAGCTGGAATGAGTACGTTTAATTCTTTTTCTAGTTGTTCACTCTTCCGTTGTGTCGTTGTCTTCATCAGCCCACACCTCTTCTGTCACGCTATCAAGAGCGGCTTCAAAACCATCATCTTCATAATCTTCGTTATCATCTTCACCACGAATTTTAGCGATTTCCGCATGCTTTTTCGTGATTTCTGCTTTGATTTTCTCCTCTTGCAGCCGCTTTTTATCATTATCAGATAGAAGATCAAAATATTTTGTTAGCATTTCCAGCGCCTTCATCTTATCAGCGAGCTTTATAGATATACCGTCTTTTCCCTGTTTTACTTCAGTTATAATTGTGCCGTCAACAGTGGATGACTCGTTGAAGTCTACATAGTTAACTTCTTGCATAACTGGGTTGCCATCTTCATCTTCAATAGGTCCGTCCATACCGATAACTTGAATCTCTTTTTTACCAAACGTTGCATAGTCGGTTATATCAGCGAAGGCTATTTTGATGTACTTATTAAGCACGTCCATTGCATCTAAGAAAACTTCACTTGTCATCCTGCTTTTCAGACGCTTTATTTCCTCCGCCACCTTACGATTCCTTACTAATTCACTCCCTGTTACATGTGCTCTGTCAGGAGAATACCCTGCCTTTATAGCTGCCATTGTTTGATTAAAGCTTTTCACATAATAAATACAAAAAAGCCGCTGTCTATCGGTTAATTCATCCGACTCCACAACAGGCTCAAGTGTTGGTTCTTCTATTCGTTTTTTGGTTGCAACCTTCTGTTTTGGGGTTGCATCCTTTTTAGGCGATCCCCTCGACCAACTCTCCCGGCTCTTTCTACTCTTCAATGTGCCAAGCTTTATATTATGCTTTTCAGCTAATGCTTTTAATGTAATGTCAGTAGATTCATATTCCTGTTTTATCTTGTCCCAATTCATTTACATGGCACCTACCTCCCACTAACAATAGAACTTTTGAAAACAAATTAAAAAGCCTCCCTGTAAAGGAAGGCTTTTTTGCCAAGATTAACGTAATAATTGAAGAACGCCTTGTGGCTGTTGGTTAGCTTGAGCAAGCATAGCTTGAGCAGCTTGAGAAAGAATAGAGTTCTTAGTTTGGTTCATCATTTCTTTCGCCATGTCTACGTCACGGATACGAGATTCCGCAGCAGTTAGGTTTTCAGAAGATGTGCTCAAGTTGTTGATTGTGTGCTCTAAACGGTTTTGGTTCGCACCAAGTTTAGAACGTTCAGCAGAAACTTTATCGATTGCTGTTTGAATTTTTGTTACAGTTGCTGCAGCATCAGCATGTGTTAACACACTAAGTGCTGTTTCTGATGCTGTGCTATCAGTACCATTTGTTACAGCTAATTTAGCATCTGTATTAGTATCAGTTGAAATACCTAAAGCTACTGCTCTCATATCAGAAATATCTAGTGTTAAGCTTTGGTTTTCATTAGCTCCAATTTGGAATTTCAGACTCTCTCCTGCACCTGCTGCTTTACCTTCAACACCTGCTTTAGTAGTAGAAAGCGTTCCACCTGCAACTGTAGGTTCAGTTGCAGTTTCTTTGCCTGCTTTTTGAACCAATTTTAAAGCGCCAGCATCATTAGAGGCAGTATATTTATCTTTTAGGTCGGTATCTGCAGCAATTAACGCTGCAAGTTCCGCAGCATCCTTAAAGTTTGTAGTTCCACCACCCACGGCATCATAAGTGAAAGTTTTACCATCAATAGTGATATTACTTGTACCCACAGTTACCTTGTATTCACCAGCAACTGCAGTAACTGCTGCTGCACCATTCTTATCACCATTCAACAATTTCTGAGTATTGAACTCAGTAGTATTACCGATACGGTTGATCTCAGATGTCATTTGATTGATTTCTTTTTGGATTTCTTCACGGTCATTAGTAGTATTGGTACCATTTGCTGCTTGTACAGCTAATTCACGCATACGTTGAAGGATATCATGCGTTTCGTTTAATGCACCTTCAGCTGTTTGGATTAAAGAAATACCATCTTGAGAGTTCTTAGAAGCCATATCTAATCCACGAATTTGTCCACGCATTTTTTCAGAGATTGCAAGACCAGCTGCGTCATCTCCTGCACGGTTGATACGAAGACCTGAAGATAATTTCTCCATTGATTTACCTTGTGCACCATTTGCACTGTTTAGTTGGCGGTACGTGTTAAGTGCCGCAATGTTGTGATTGATTCTCATGTGAATCTACCTCCGTGTGTTTGTTTTTGTACTTTTGGCAGCATCCGTGCCACCAATAAGTTCGCTCCGCAAGATTTGGTACTCTTTTGGGGCATCTATGTTAATGCGAAGAAGTCCATCTTCGCGCTTAACAACATGAATTTTGATTTCTTCACCAGTTGGACTGATTACCACAAATCCCTCTCCTGGCTTTCTTCCTACAACTAGTCCCACTCTTATCCACTCCTTGGTTATGTACTATCATCCTTGACTATTTCTTATATCGACTGGCTTTTGAAATGTTTAATAGTTTTTTTAAAAAAAGTTGAGTAAATTTTTAAATCATTAGTTCCCCCTCTATGTTTGAATGATAATACTTTTATCAAATCTTTGGAGATTAGTTGTTGAATTGCTTGTTTTTCTTTTCATTCTTTGATTCCTAATGGTATACAATTAGCAATCTGACAGAACCATTTCATAAAGCAATAATGTAAGATATCAGGACTATGGTATAAAAAAGTTTATTTTATCCCCTCAGTTATGGTGTTTTTTGTTCTAAACAAAGAAAAAGCCCCTCATTTAGAGTGGCTAATTTAATTAAAAATCCCTTTAAAAACTTCTTGAAAATATTGTTCTAAAGCTAAATCATCTAAATATCCCCCCTGGCTTCTCATACAAACATCATCTTCAACGGATGGATAAATACTGTCTATAACTTCTTTTTCATCATTTATAATTTTAAACACAGTTATTAATCCTTCGCTTCGTTTAAAAGCTAGCATACGATTTTTGATGTTCACTTTAGCAAAGAATTCATCGTTTATTAACCTACTATAGATTTCGATTGGTCCGTAAGTCGCTATAACAAAATCATTAACCTCACTTTCAAACTCCTCAAGACGCTCATTAATAAAATTTACTGCTCCATAAAGCTTCCCAATCTTATCCATTCTATTTCACTCCCTCTACTCAATTCATTATAAAGAGGGATCAATGGATAATAAAGAAACAAAAATGTTGTTACACAAGTAGTGCTCCCGATCCAGAGCAAAGAAAAAAGCACCCGTTTATTCGGATGCTTTAAATAATTCATCTTCTCTGACTACTTTAATACAGCTAACCATTTAGAACGAAAAAAGAGTCAGATGCGACCACGTATTAGCTTTAGACATTTCAACTGCTGATAAAAACCTTCCCTATCCTGCAACTGTCAGAAAAACCATAATTCCATTGGTCAAACCGTGAATAATGACCGAAGGCCAAATAGAACCAGTACGTTCATATGCCAAGGCAAAAATTATACCACTCAAAAAATTTACAGGCATAACATTATAAGTTGGAATATGAATAACTGTGAAGATTAATGAACTTAGTAAAATGGCTCCAACTATACTTATGCGTGTACGTAACCAGCGGTACAAAAAACCACGATAGAATATTTCCTCATATATTGGTGAGATAATTGCTGCAACTATAAAAGCAATTAAGACATTAAAGAGAGTTGCATTTTCCTGCAAGGCCTCTGTTTTGCTGTTTTCATACGTATTTCCAATAAAACTAGTAAGCACCATAACTATCGTGGCACCAACCATTAAGACAATAGTCAGTATGAAAATAACTTTCCAATCGCTTTTAGAAAATGCTCTTATCCCTACTTCACTCCAAGAAAGTTTTTTTGGACGGAGAGCAATAAAGTATACGCCTAGAATAAGAACAACTGCTATTGTTAGTCCCATTAAAGTCCCTGAATATAGATCATTATCAAGCCATTGAGAATAAAGTGGCCAAACGACAAATTTAATACACCCTATTACAACTACAAATTCAAGTAACATTAATAATACAAATTCTTTTAAACCCCAGTGATCCTGTTCCTTCCAATTCACTTCATTTGTTTTCATTAACTTTCCCTCTTTCTTCATGTGTTATAATTTAACTGTATTAGATGACTCAACGTCACCTTCAATCTTTATTTTCAGGAGGAATGAAATGAAACAATGGACTACAGGTCAAGTATCTAAGGAGCGAAACATTTCCGTTCGCACACTTCGTTATTATGATCAGATTAATCTCCTCAACCCAAGTTATAAGGATGATAACGGACGACGGTATTATTCGGAAGAAGACCTATTCAAATTAGAAAAAATTATTATTCTAAAATCACTCTCACTCCCACTAAAGAATATTCGCGATTTATTAGATAAGCTCTCTTATAAACAAATCTTGATGTCTCATCATAATTACTTACAAGAACAACTTTCCAAAATTCAAACCAGCATTTCTAACACAGCTTCATTAATTAATATGATCGATTTGGAAGAATGTTTGTCTTGGGAACATGTCTCCCGAATTGTTCAAACTTCACAAAATAGCTCTAAAAAATGGATGGACTATTTTGAAGATGATGAAAAGATACTCCTGCAAAAGACAATCCCAAACCTTAGTAGCAATGAAGAGATAACACAACGATATATTTCTTTATTACGACGAATTAAATGGTGTATAAAGCACAATATTAAACCGAAATCAGACGAAGGTTATCAAATTGCTCTCGAATTAATGGACATATCAAATGACACCTTTCAAGGAGATACAAAATTAATGGATAAGTTCTGGAAAATCAGAAAACTGCACACTGAGGAAACAGGGCTATATCCGATTTCCGATGATGTACTAGAGTATATAGAACAATGTATTTCCTATGCAACAGAGATAAGAGCAGGTATATAAACATCCAGTGTAAAACATTATGGCAACGCCACCGTTTAAAAACTCAATGAAAGACGGCATATTTCTTAGAGAATGCCGACAGCGTGGCATGAAGAAAATTATTTAATCCCATCAATTGATGGGATTTTTGTTTTAACAAAAAACGCCACCGCAAGGATGGCGAAAATTGTTCTTCTCATATATATGTTAGACGTACGACAAAAATAGTATGCTTTCTTCTTATCTAGGAGACATACTGCCGCCGTTCGTAAACTTAAACTTGGTATCTCTTTTGAAATGTTTACAGGAATCATCATCATTAGTTCTTATATGATGTTTGTTACAAATATCATTATACGGATGATAGTAACACGATCTACATTTGTTTCTTGAATTATTCGGCTCAATTCCTAAATCCAATTTCATCGCATTTCTAGTTTCTTCACTCAATCTATTTTTTGCTATATCAACCACTCTCCTTTTCCACATTATACCACAAATAAATTATGTTGATCTAATCACAGCCCTATTTCTTTTTTATGAAACAAGAAAAAGGCTACCATTTTTTCGATCTTCAATTTTCCGCTTCGCTCGCTCTAAATATGTCTGCACAGATGACTTAGTGATCCCGAGCAACTCAGCTGTATGTTCAAGCGTCAAACCTTCCGCCCTTGCAAGAGTAAAAACATCTTTCTCCCGCTTCGTTAAATCAGCCAGCACATCATCCAGTAGCCACTGTTCATCTGCTGTCAGTCTCCGTTCTTCCACGACTTCTCTATTCGGCACAACTGCTTCTAGCAACTTTGGATCTAGTGTATATGCCCCTGTTCGATCAGCTCCACGCATGGCATCTGGATTACGGCCAGACACCATCCACTGAATGGCAAACTCCACTTCACTAATCATGCTGTTGATCATCGATTTGTCTTGTTGGTCCAGCTCTGATAATTCTTCTTTAGCTTCAATAGCGGCCTTCATTCTTTTCAGTTCTCTTAATGCTTGTTTATATTCAAAGATTAGCGTTCGCATATTGATCCTCCTTATCGTTGTCTAAATGATCCACGGTGGCGTTTATATGTCGGTCTGCCTGTACCCATCAAATACCTTAAATCGCTATCAGACAAAGACTCCGGCTTTCTGGCAGGTTGTTCTTTTCGCTTTGCCAGCTTCTTTTTCGACCTCTTGGATTTCCTCCCCTCAACCACCTGATTTTTCCGCTTCCATCGCTGCAACTGATCCTTTAAAGTAGAATTCATACCTCTTACCCCCTTACAAAATAAAAGAGGACACCAAACAACACACGAATTTCCGTGTCTGTTCAGTGTCCTTCAGTTAGCTGAGAGAACAATATAAATGTTAATATTATTGTCTTAAAGAAATTAAAATTAAAGTAAGACCTAAAGCAAATAGGGTAAATATATCTGCCACACTCTGCTCATTACCATTTATAAACAAAGGCAAAAAAACAGCAACCGGAAATGATAAATAAATAGTCAGCAAAAAACCAACATTTGAGATTCGAATCATCCCGTTCCAAACCCTACTTTCAGAAGGAGGCAATTCAGAATAATACCTGCAATAATCAGCTAAAACCAACATTGCGGCAAAAATTGCGCATCCTGTCATAACCATTGGTGGAATAGGATTTAAAATTCTATAATTCATTAAAAATATAAAGGTAGCTCCACAAGAAAGTATTAATTCTCTATGCATCTAAAATTCCTCTCCCTCTTCCCGCCTCATCCGCTTTACTTTCCCCTGATGCGTGACAATTTTATATTCACCGTGCGGCGGTAACTCCCTAAGTTTAACTTTGCCGTCACAGATCACCACCACACAGCTGCTCGGTATTTCCATTATATCCAATTCTAATTTCATTGTGGAAGGATCAATCAAGATTTCTTTCATAGTAGAGAAGCCCCCGATCTGTTAAAATAAAGGTACCAACGATATTTTAAAGAGCCGGGAGCTTTCCTGGCTTTTTGCACACTTTTTTATTTTTTGAATAAACTGTAAATGTTCGGTTCTATCTACTCTATAAAAGGGATTAATAAGCTAGGCAAACCTCTAACGTCTTCGTACACTTTTCCGGATGGTGCCTCCTACGAAATGTACGAAGACACTTGCGTAACCAAGAGTTTTTCTGGATTTTTTTGTATGTTTTTTCTGTAATTGGACATAATGATCAAAGAAAGTTTGGCAATCTCCCTCCAAGTGTATGATTTATTCGACGACTGGGATTTTTCCTGGTCTTTTTTGTATATCATATATATCGTTTGGATATACTATCTGTAATCAAGGTCCTTTCATACCACCTGACTATACAAAGACATACACCTTGATTGGCTGGGCGAAAGCCTGGCTTTTTTCTTTTAAAACTCCACTTCTACCTTTAATTTCATCGGGATTTCTTGAGCAATCATTACATTGCGTTGACCAGCTGCTACCAACCCTTTTATGACTTCCTTTGCTTCATCTAAAGTTTCGTACTTTCCGACTTTATAACCTGTGATTGGCTGTGTGGTAATAACTAAATACATATCAATTTGCTCCTTTTCTAAAGTTATTATCATTTGGACATGTAGCAAAATGAGAAGTAAATCCGCTCACTACCTGTCCCTCTAACGTAACAATTGTTTGTCTTTGCATATCAAGCGGCATTGCTTTTCCGGAAGGAGTCTTGATCCATTGAACTTCTGCACCGCAACCCTTGCATTTACTCATTTAAATACCTCCTCACTGGTTGCCAAATATCAAGAAAATTGTATTTTAGTTGCAGAGACAGGTTTTTCTTCTTCCACGTACTATGTAGTAGCATTAAATAATTTAATCCCAAAAACCACATAGTTTTCCTTTTGTTCAAAATCAGTTATAAAAGTAATTGTCGCTTCCAAAAATTCGCCTGTAAGTCTCTTTTTACTCGGGTCAAATTCCCATAAGAATATGGTGTCCCCTACCTTGAAATTGCGATCTTTCTTCCTGATTTCAAAGTTTTTATTACCTTTTTGAACCTCTTGAAAATATTCAGGCCATATTTTTAAATCATGTGTTGCCATTCCTCTTTCTCCTTCACATTTTTAATAGAATGTGCAATAGATATATCTAATCAAAACGAATAAATCAGCCAACCTTCTTAAAATTATTCTTCTATATTAAAGGTTTGTTGCTTGTAAAATAATGGTACTATTGATAAGCTTGCCTTTCATAGCTCTCTTGCTATGAAAAGGAGTGTCACTATGGTAAGTGATAATGAACGTCAGATTTTTTTAAGGGAATTGGATCATTTACTTAGTGAATTAGAAAGATGTAGAGATGCTCAGTTAAGAGCCACCATCTGCGAACACATTTCCTTAGTACGCTTGGTGTTAATCAGTAAATCTGATTAATGCTTTTTTTATCCAATTCAATATCCATGTTCTTGATCTTTCTATTGCGCATCTTATGTTTCCTACTCCTCAACAGTTTCCACCAAGAAATCGCACTGGGGGCATGCCTTCATGGGAACGATGCCCGCCAGTATTTCTGACTTATCGCAATCGATGCAACGGTATTCAATCACGTTCGATCAACTCCGGATTTTCGTAAATGTTACCGATGACTTCAACAGCCTTATCATTCCTAATAAGTGACCCTAATTGATAAGTTAAAGGGTGACCATGATGTGTACCGTCAAGAGCAGGACTGTAACCAGTCTTAGCAACAAAGGAGCCGTTATCGCACATGATTATGCCTTTTTCTGTTTCCTCGTTGCCATATAAATCAAAGGAAATAATATCCCCTTCATAAATCTCTACGCCGTTTTTGTCCTTCAAGCCGGTGTATTGCATGACCTCTACCGCTCCTGATGGCATCGGGAAGGTTTTGCCCCTTAGAAACCACTTACCTTGACTGAAACCGTAAACCTTGTACATTTTGCCATCCGCTTTATGCCACGCACGAAACTTAATCTCTCTACTCATTCCTCATCCTCCCTATCCAGAAATCTTCCAGCCGTTTCTGAGCCGGCTGTTGAGCTCATGACGTTGCAATCGTTCATACAGCCAGACCCGCTGCCCTTCTTCTTTTCGAAAGAGCAGATAGTATCCGGCTTTACGCTTCTTTTTGTTCATTCGCTACCTCCATCTGCTTCATAGCCCATTGTCTCCACTCTGCCCGCTTACGTTGAGCCCGATATTCTTTCTTGAGACGTTCTATTTCCTCTGGCGGCGGCTTTGGATTAGTCTTGCTGCTTAAATCCAGCCATTGTTCCATATATTGTTTAGGAGTTAATTCGTTCATCGCTATTCTTCCTTCGCTTTCTCGACATACTATTGATTAATGCAAATATGGATTAGGATTTTCGATATCTATTGTTGTTGTGAAAGGCTTCTGGCCAAATTTATTTAGCGAATATGCTTTCAAACGATTGATCTCGTTCCTCATCTTTTCCTGACCTATTCTTTCAATTACTGCAACAATCTGAACAGCTACATTCAGTTCTAAAAAAAGCATCGTTTCTTCATAGCTTTCAATCGCTTCAGAAACAGGTACGCGGAAAAGTTTTGCCCCTGATTCAACTTCTGAAACCAGAATAAAACCACTGATCGGAACAGCACTAAATTTGAAACCACCAACAGCAATTGAATGACCTGCTACTTTGACCCACCCTTTTGTAGTGGACAAATAAAACTCTTCAGCTTGTCCAGATACCTCAATTTCGATTTCCTTCAAAACTTAACACCCCTTTTTATTCGATAGTTTCGGTTTTATATGAATGACTTCTTAAAACAATGACATCTGCTCAAAGTTAGCCGACTCTTCTTCAATAAGCTCCATTTCAAAGGACTCCTCCATAGGGGCTGGTTCAACCGGTTGATAATCCGTAAACCAATGAGCTGGAAAACAACCACACAATTTGGTTAACTGTTCATCTTCAAAAAAGGTGAAGTTCTTTTGATGATCTTTTGCAATCACATAGTAATGCTTCCACTCTCTTCCGGCTTTTTTATACCACTTGGTTGACCAAATCAATTTAGCCTTATAGACTTGCTCATGCTTTAACTTTGGAATGATGGCCGGCGGTTCAGGAGGCCAGTCATCGATCAATTCGAATTTCTCTTTCTGAAAACATCCTATGTGAGCAGCTTCATTCGGGAAACGAGAAACATAGTAATGTGCCGTCCCATTCGGAAAAAGATATACAGTTTCAGGAAAAGAGCCAGCGAGCTCTGGATCAACGCACTTTCCTTGCAGCATGTCTGCTTGCTCCTCTCAGTTTCTTTTTCTTCCGCTCATAAGCCTGATATTCTTTTAATGGCATAAAACGCTTGTGATCATAGCTATAAGCAATCAAGCTAAGCGTGTGAGGATATTTAAACTCAAACAGCTTATGTTTGATCCGGAATGCTTCTGTTTCCACTCCCTTGATATCAATCACTTCAATGCTACCGTCCTTCTTATGCACTTCAAAGTCAGCTACATATTCGATCTTCCGATGAGCGATGCCGTTCTTTTTAAACGCCTCCTGCAGCAAGTAGCGCGGCTGAATCCGGAAGAAAAGAATTTGATTGTTTGCTTGCAGCCATTTCAACTGCTCATAGTATTTTGCTTCTGCGAGACTATCAAAAACATGACCGTCTCGCTCCACCTTTTTATTTCCGTACTTTGCTTTTCCTTTAACTGCCATCAACTGACTTCCTTTCCAACCAGACGCTTAGCTTCTTCAAACCGTTTCTTGAAATCTGCCCGGCGTTTCTCCCAAACCGCCTCTGGCATTGGTCCACAGTTCGGACAAGGCTGGACAAACCTTAAAGAACCACTGCCGCCTTTATCAACATAAGTGCCGTTGCATAATTTACACATTATCGTTTTAGCCTCCAATCAATTCCTTCTGCATCCAGCAGATATTTTCCACATTCCCCGATTAGCCGGCTGCCTCCTGCATGTCCAATCTTGTCAGCAAGAGTGCCGCGATCTTCATTACTGTTAAAAACAATGGGTCTTCGCCTACGGTATCGCTCATTAATAATCGTGTAGTACATTCGCTCGCGCGGCTCTGTCCAGTTCACTTTTCCAATGTCATCCCAAATGAGTACATCTGCCGACAAAGCACCGTTTAAGAGGTGGTTATACGTTTCTCCCCCGTCATCCATTTTCTTTGCTTGCATAAGCTCTTCCATGAAGGTTACATCCGATACTGTCAGCACGTTAAAGCCTTCCTTGATCAGCTGCTTAGCCAAAGCAATTTGTAAATGAGTCTTACCGATACCGTAATTGTTATGTTTTTGTTTTAAGGCGGCTCGTTCTGCAGTAGGCATTTCTTTCATTCGCTGTTCCCCAAAGACTGCAAGTAACCCAAAGTTATCAGACGGAATCACTTTCTCTTTCGTGTCACCGTTTTTAATAATCTTAAAGAGTGATCGATACTCCTTTGTTAACTCCAACATTTCTTTCTGAATGGACGAGGTAGTTTCATAGTTTTCAAAGTTCGCTTGAGTAAATTCTTCCGGGATCATCGATTGTTTAAATCGTCGCTTCCAAGCTTTTCGCTCCCGGCATTCACAAGGTTTAGAGAAGGTATACATCAAGTCGTTCGTTGATTCCTTTTGGTAGTAGATTAGTTCCGTATCCTTGCAAATAGAGCACTCATACTCATCCGCCCCAGGCTCTTCTGGCTTCTTCGAGCTCCCGATAGACATCATCCGTTGACTTGCCTTTTCTTGCAGGTCCGCCATGACTTCCGCGATGCTGATAAACTTTCTGGCCACTCTCTTCACCTCGTTTTTTGTTAGGATTCTTCAAAATGGACTCTACATACTTTAGATTGCGGGCTCCATACAGAACTGCTTCGGCCATAGCATGTAAAACCAATGCTTCTCCGTAATCGTCAATCAAGCTCCCTAACGTATCTGCTACAAATCCACTAAGCTGGCCAAATCCTTCTTGTTCGTAAAAATGAAAAGGATTAACCAACATGCGCGTATTTTCTTCATCACCTTCTTTATCTTTTTGTTTAGTTTTATTTAGTTTAATTAATGCGGAACCAACTCCGGAACTAGGTGCGGAACTAACCTCGGCACTAATTGCGGAACGAAGTGCGGAAATATTTTCCGACCTTTGAGGAAGTTCGGAATTATTTTCCGTTCTTTCAAAGGAAATGATCTTATAAGTAGGTGCTTTTCCTTTTCTGGAGGCAAAGTCAATCCGACCTTTTTGCTTCAATTCATTTCTCACTTTTCGGAGGGTGCGATCTGTTAATCCTGTTTTGACGCATAGCACCGATTCAGCCACCGTAAATGTTTCTGCCCATCCAGCCTTATTATTTATGTGCATGAGTGCGTACCATAAATTAATTGCTGATGGTGACAGTTCATTTATTTCGAGCCAATCATAGAATGCGTTCATTTCTCTGATGTAGTTCACGCTTACTCCCTCCTTTCACAAATTTTGTATGTTCATTGCCAGATCAACTCGCCAATCTCTATCGTGTCGTTCAGTTGCTTAGTCATTCGGCAGTAATCACATTTCTCGCACCGGATCGGCTCTGCTTTTCCAGCCTTCACGTCAATCAGCCGTTCCATTTTCATTTCGATGTATTCGTACTCGAAATCAAAGCGTGTTACATCGAAGTGCAGCACTGCTTTATTCGGTGGATTTTCCTTTGTTACAGCAACGATATAAGGTGTATAGGTGTTTCCGGTAACCTCTTGTAAAACCCGTCTGTACAGCGCCATCTGGAGCACATAATCCCATGCCTCCACAAAAGAAACCCAATTATCGTATTTAACTGACCAGTAACGCTTATAAAGGTCCTGTGTGGTTTTCAAATCGCTGAATGATTTGCGTTCATGGTTAATGCTATCCACTTTGATTTTCCAATCTGCTCCAAATAAATGAGCCGTGTAAATCTCTTCTTTGTCGCCTTCCATAGCAAACATGGCGAAGGGATCTGCTTTCAATGTTTCGATCATCCGGTCAGCTGTTTCAAAGTCCGAATACTTGCCGCCGCGAGCTTTAAATATAGCTCCGTTGTTTTCTTCAACGAATTGGCTGAATGCTTCATCACTTTCAAATGCTGCGTGTACATAAGAACCTACCAACAAGGCGTTGGAGTGGGGCTCTTTATAAGCCCCTGTCAACTTCGCCATTGTTTTTGCCTCGCACTCTATGAAACTTTTAAATTGAGAAACAGAGAAAAACTCTCGATCAGCTTTGTTCGAATGATAGTTCTCCCTGGTCAAAGTCCATTGCTGTGTCTGTGGCACTTGGCTTCACCTCTTTTTCTGGTTTTGCCTCTTCTTTTTCAGAAGCAGCTGTCTCCTTGTTCTCGCTTTCAAACGACTTAGCTAGATCACTTTGCTTATTCTTTTTAAGAGTGCTCTTATCGAACCAGTCTTCCACCTTGCTCATCCCGTCTTTCAATGAATTGAAGATCTTGATTAAATCCACATAATCAACCTCTGTGAAAGCATCGGCATTATATCCAAACCGAGTTTCTATCATTTCCTGAGTTACCTTATATTGATTTTTAAAAGCTGTCAGTGCATTGGCGATACGATCTTTCAACGGTCCTTTATTATTTCCTGCCAGTGTCTTGTTGCACTCTTCTACCGCCGTTTCAACTATGTCTCCAGGAATAATGCCGAGTATGCATGCCCGGAGTCTTCTGGCCCCGTTATTAGCGACCAATTCATAAATATCTCGCGGATCATCCAGCTTATTAATTTTCCCTTTTGCTTTACGAGAATGTTTAACCGTAAACACCTTTTCTTGACGTACGTTTGTTTCTAAGTCCCAAGCATAAGCCATCGCAACTGACTCGCCTTCGCGCTGTTCAAGTTCTTTAACTCCAAATGCAATATTGCCCCAGTTCTGGGCTAAAACCTCCGCTAGTCGGATAGACGGCCCTTCAACCATTGCTCCGCCTCTTGGATATCTATAAATGGCTGTCTGCGCTAACGAAGGACGCTTGCATGCATCTAAAATGCGCTGTTCAGACTGAAAGACATTTCTAGGGAATTGACGGGCCATGAAAATCTGCCCCTTAACTTCTTCCATTTCGCGGGAAGACGATGCTTGTCCAAGTACGCTTGGTTGTTGCTGCTGATTAAATTGTTCCGTTAACTGATTCACTGGATATCCTCCTTCGTTTCTTTCACAGTAATATGAGTTTCCTCTGAAATAGTGAGTGTATTTGTATCGACCTGTTGTTTATATCTAGAAATAGCTGTGCGAGCATCTGCCGCTTCTACTTCTGTTTCAATAACTATTTCTTTAACCTCGCTAATAAAGAACTTTGGCATTTAGATGGCCTCCTCCATGATTACTGATAGTAAAGCGTTATATTGCACGACAAGCTCCTCTAAATCCTCATGTGTGCCTACACTAGCAATTGCTTGACTAACGCCTATATACACAGAATCCAACGCGACTTTCTCATCCATGTGCGGGAACCTCTTCTTCGTCCGAATAAAGTGACTTTCTAAACAAATATCCACTCAGGTTCTCTCCCCTTGATTTAATTTTCATAGTTCGGTACAATATAAGAAACAATTTTGAAAAGCCTCTGACTCCTGCTGCTCACAGGGGTCTTTTTCATTCTTCTTCACAATTCCAACAAGTATCGCCTTCTTCAAGTAGTTCTCTACCACACATTTCACATTCATGAATTTCTTCATGGAGATGATATGGATAACCAGTCAACATCATTTGTTCAATCACTGGATGATCTCTCATGTTTTTCACCTTCTTTCTGACGGATGATGTCCATCGAGCCGACCAGGAGGAAAATGAAGGGATGAAGGTAGATAGGAGGCCCTCCCGATCAGCTCGATGAGCACCAAACGTGCCCATCCGTTTATAGCGTGTTATAATGAAATAGATTTGAACCCCTTGTGCGGTAAGCTATCCTTAATTAGCTTGCCGCTTTCTCTTTGGAAGCGAAATAACGTTTTTTAGCTTCAAAGTCCACTGACAAAAGTAAAACCGGGTTATCTCTCATTTCCTTACAAATCTTTCTTACTTCAGATGCCTTCATTAAACGACTTGCTGATAAAGTGAAATACATTTTGATCGCTCCTCATTATTGGATTGTTTTTCATCCTCGAACCTGTGGATCTTTGATACTCGCTCAACTGGTATACCTCTCTCTGTTAGACGCTGAATGATAACTTCTATATCTAGCGCTCTCATGCGAACCATTCCTTTGCCTTCCAAACAACTTTTCTGTTTTCATGCCGCTTTTTCAGTGAAATATTATAGTTTTTTGCTAGAGTGATTTTTAGGTTAGCTAAAGCAGCTTCTGCATCGTAAATTTCATCGGTGACCTGAGCGATCCGCTCTCTTTCTTCTTTGGTTGTTTCACCTGGTTTTCTGTTTAAAATTGGTCTTATGTTTTCTAAAATGGCGATGACCTCTTGTACTTCTCTTATAGCAAAGTCTTCTACAGCAAGCCGGTTCTCCCAGTCAACTGCCCTCCCTCTCAAAACGGGTGGTGTGTATCCCCCAGAGAACTCATGAATTAAGTCTGTTGCATAAGCCGGGCAGTCGTATGCTTGAATAGAAGCCTTCGCCACATCCTGTTGCATCCGTCGTCGGTCGTTCTTAATATGACTTCCCAACTGTTTAGAAATATTCAAATCCATAGACATTTGCTCAACTGTAAGCTCCTCTTCCAGGAGAAGCGTCTTAACTGCTTCTCCCACTTCTGCAGCCTGTTTTAAAACCAAGCTGATCTCCCCCTTCTGTATCTTTTCTTTAATTGGTAAATACATAAATTGGTAGTATGCTAGAATCACATACCGATAGCTTGTTGTTCTTGATCGCGAATCCAAGCTTCAATTGTTTCTTTAGAAAAGAAAATTCTGCTACGGATTTTGAAGTGAGGAATTTCGTTCTTCCTCACCATGCGGTAAATGGTCTCTCTAGTGACACCGAGATAATCTGCCATTTGTTTTGGCGTAAGACGTTGAGTAGACATTAGCTAACCTCCTTATCTGACTCCCCTTCCTGTGGTAATATTTTCATAGGAAGGAGGTGATTGTAATTGAGTAGTTCATCAAAACCTACTATTGGGCTCACGCAATTTATCGATTTCACTGTTAAACAAACGATGAGCGCAAAGATAAATAAGGTAACAGAAATTAAAAATCAAGGTGACTATCATCCTGCTAAGGATCACTGGAAACAGTTGCGAGAACAGATTAGATATTGTTGTGAAAATGGATTAAGTTTCGATTTACTCGACAATCTTCCTCTAAGTGTTCATGAGCGAAAAGTGAACTCATACAAAGAGGCAATTAGATCTTTTAAAAAGTTTGTCAGGAACAAAGAAATCTCTTGGTTTGATCCACCAAAATCACACTGGAATTACAGCGATCAAATCGTTGTTCGTTCAACTCCTGAACTAGGGTTGATAATTGATGGTGTTCCTCACTTAGTGAAATTGTTTTTCAAAGGAAACACCGAAAAAATAACGGAGAGAAATATTAAACCAATCTTGAATTTAATGGTTACCTCAACTAGAGAGCATGAGTGTCCAGAAAACACGGTTGTATGCGTGCTTAATATCAAAAATTCCAAATTACACGTTGAAAGAAATGCATCACCGGCTGTTCTTAAGGCTTTAAAATACGAGGCCCTTACTTTTAGAAATATTTGGGACGGCGAGTCATTTTAAGTTAGTTCATTACCTAATTCACTTATAATTTGGCCGCATGTCTCACAAATCCAATCATCATTTTCGCAATGAAGCACTCCTAATCGTTCTTTGCAAATGGAACATTTTCTGTTAGCGATAGCCGCCGTTGCCGCGGTGGCTATTCGTCTAAGTTTGTAAATCATTTAGCTAACCCTCCTTGGAATCCAGTTTTCGATGTACCGAATAGCTGATTGAAGCTCTTTCTGCTTTACATCCTTGTAGCTGGCAACGCCAAACCGATCTTTAATTTCCCGATATACTTCACGGAACAATCTTGACCGCTCAGCAGGATCGTCACAAAGCTCGTACACTTTTGAAGCGACCGCTTTTTGCAAACGTCTCTGCTCGCCGGATGTGAGCGTTATTTGCTCTTCGATTTTTTCTTCAAGTTGGTTGATCTTTGATTGATGAGTGTTAAGGAGATTCTGCATTTCGTTCTGTTTCTCGGCCGTCTCCACTGTAAGTTTCATTGACTGGATCAATGCTGTACGGTCATCGAGTACATGAACTTTACTTCGAAGCTGTTGCTCCATCCGGTTAAACTCTTGGATGTAGGCCTCCTTATACTCAGCAGCCTTCTTGCCGGTGTAACCCATCACAAGGAAGGCAAGTCCATCTTTTTTAATGAGAAACTTTTTATAAGTGCGGTTACGATCATCGGTGTAATCGATCTCCGCAAAATTGTGGAGATTAAATTCAGGGCTGCAGTCCAGGTTTCGGATATCTCGCAACACAACATCGTGTCTTTTTTCAAAGACTTCCGCGACCGTTAGGCTATCTGTCACTGGCTGGCCGTTTTCGATAAAGACTAGTTGATTCAAGTTGATCACTCCTTAGATAGCTTTTTTATTTAACTGCATACTTTTTATAACCGATTCCGTTAGTTCATCATTAAAAAAAACAGCAACATCGACATCTAATATAATCGCAATGATTTTAAGTCTCTCTACATCAAGTTTAGTTTCGCCAGATTCTAAATATCTATAACCTTGTAGTGACAAGCCCAGAGATTTAGCGATATGAGTCTTGGTCACTCCTTTCGCTTCTCTTATTTTAGCAACGTTGGTATTAACCATTTAATCACCTCCATTTCTTTAACTAACGTTTCTCGTTACATACAATATACTAACATATTCCGTTAGTGTCAACCACTTCTATTAAATAAATCTCAAAAACGGTTAGTTTTATATCATATTCCGTTAGTCGGTGATAATATTTTATTGAAAGGAGTCCTTTTTATGGCTATCAATAATAGAATCCGTGAATTACGAAAAAAGAGTGGACTAACTCAAAAAGAATTAGCCGACAAAGTGAATGTGTCTCCACAGGTCATCTCTAATTGGGAAAGAAGATATACTAACCCAGACTATGATGATGTAAAGAAATTGGCTGAGATTTTTGATTGCTCCAGCGATTACCTCCTAGGCAGATCAGATAACCCTAAACCTAGTAATGAAGAGTTCAATTCATTAGCAGAAATTAACCGAATGGTAAAAGAATACGGGATAGAAAGCTTTGGCTTCTTTGACATAGAACAGTGGAAGCAACTTTCTCGGGAAGATGTTGAGGAAATTAGAAAACACTTTGAATGGGTGGCCCATAAAGCCAAGGAACGAAACGAATCCGATTTCGATGACTAACTTGTGCAAGGAGTGTTTTTGTGCTTAGTAATTACCACACAACCCCTCTTGAAGATTGGGTTACTCAACTTTACATAAAATTAGAAATTTTCCATCCTAGTCAAATTGATGAAGAGTTTATTGCTAAGAAATTAAGAATCTTTCTGCATAGGAAACCACGTCCATCTTTTTTTGAAATAGTCGGCAACTATCTGGGAATTACAATCGACTGTAGAGCAACACAAGAAAAGCAGCGAGAAATGTTTTTCCATGAACTCTGCCACATATTGAGGCATTGCGGCCAGCAAAGTATTATGCCTAAGGCTTTTCGCGATTTACAAGAGTGGGATGCTCAGAACTTTGTAAAATATGCTGCTATTCCTCATCATTTATTTAAATATATTGACTTTAACCAGCATGACTTAGAACAGCACATGGCAGAATTGTTTGGTGTAAGTACAGAACTCTGTAAAACAAGGATTGAACAAATTAAAAACAGAAGCTGCTTCTATTCATCGACAACACGCAATAGCGTGTCTTTATTTTAGCTATTTGATGGTACTTTTTTCATTATTTGTATTACTTATCTAGTAAAGAGTTAGATAACATGAAATTTGCTTTTGTTTATAAGAAATATAATAAATTAACTAATGTAATTAATTAGAGGTGATGTAACCAAAAATACTAAGATGAAATTTAAAGGTGGCAAACCTGCTGTATCTGCAGCTCTTTATAATGTAAACCCAAAGCTTGATAGAGATGTTATTGTTTATGAGAGAGAAGAGCCCTTTTGAGGGTTTTTCTTTTATAAACTAATCGTTATGACTGCAGTTCATTATATGTTTATCTTGAAGGTACCTAAATAAAAAGGAAGCGAATGATTTTTATGGTTACTCATAACAAAAATTTAATAAAAAAAATACGTATTAAAAAGTTTCGTAAGCTAAAAGATATTGATATTGATATCGCCGAGAGAATTACTGTAATTGCTGGCCACAACGGTATCGGAAAATCCACAATTTTAGGATTAATTGCAAATGCTTCTGAATTAAGAGGATACCAAAGTTACTTTAATAAGGTTTTTCAAAGTAAGTTCAATGAAATCTTTCATTTAGATAGTAATCATGATTACACCAAAAATAGTGATGAAAAATACTCTGTAATTATTGATTACTTGTATAAGAACACTGATGTATACAAGATGTGCACTGTCTCTCAAAATGTCGATAGATTAAGAATAGTTCCCAGAAATTCAAATTCTGCGGGAAAACTAATTGGTTCACAAGTTCTCGATATAGGTGCAGACGCTAAAGTTCCTATTCCAACTCTTTACATTGGAATGAGTAGAGTTATACCCATTGGTGAATCGAAAGAGGAGCACTACTCTCTAACTCATAGCAATATTGATGAACAAGATATTCATGATTTAAATCTATGGTTTAAAGAAATTATTGGTGACGAGGAACTAGAAGATGACAAAGTATCGAAACAAGACTTAAAATACTCCACCAAGAGATCTCTAGGTCCCAGTTTCAAAGATTATTCATACAAATCAGTATCCCTAGGCCAGGACAGTTTAAGTACTATATTAACAGCTATTTTATCTTTCAAAAAACTAAAAAGAGAATTAGGAAAGGATTATCATGGCGGGATTTTAGTAATTGATGAAATTGATGCTTGTTTACATCCTTCAGCACAGTCAAATTTAATAAGAGTAATTGATCAATGTTCTAAGAGTTTAAAGCTACAAATTGTTTGTACTACTCATTCGCTAACTGTAATTCAAGAAATACTGGGTAAACAGATTACTACAAACCAAAATCCAAAAGACGATAGATTGTACTACAATGTGGTTTATGTCCAAGATACTGCCAAGCCAAGTGTTATGGATAATCCATCATATTTAAAAATAAAGAATGATATGTTTCTGAGGTTTAACCTTTATCAAGATAACAAACATGATGTAAAGATTTATTTCGAAGACGAGGAAGCTATCTTCTTTTTTGATAATATTAAAAAAAATACGGAACAGATTGACACTGAAGGTTTACGATTCGATAAAATCTGCGCTCAAATTAGTTGCGATACCTTGCTGAAACTTCCAAATAAGGACTCCTATTTTAAGAGTGTCTTAATCTTACTTGATAATGACGTATTAAATTCACAAATTTACAGAGAAATCATTTCAGAAAATGAGAACTTGTGCGTTTTACCAGGTACCGGTTCTCCAGAGGAAACTATTCATCAGTATCTATTAGAACTAGTCAAAAACACCGATCATCCCTACTGGAAAGACAATCAGGGAATTATTACTGTCCAGGCAATTAGAGATAGAACCTTAAAAACTATAAAGGATCTTCTCAAACGAGATTCTGAAAAAAGAAAAAGAGAGATTTACAAAGAATGGTTTAAGGAGTTCAAACTAGTATTTGAACAAACTAAAATTATTACCTATTGGATGAATGACAACTCAGAAAAAATACAAGAGTTCATAACTAGCTTTAACCAAGCAATAAAATATTTAAGGACACATCAAATTAAAAATGACAAATAGCTTCTGGCCAAGTCAGTCCTTTTCTGCTACTCTAAAGTAGAGGTGATAAAAGATGCCGAGGCCTACCCTCACGCCATTAAGGTATCCCGGTGGTAAAGATAGCACCTATGAGTATATAAAACATTTGGCTCAGCTTAATAACATTAAAACTTATATTGAGCCTTTCGCGGGTGGTGCAGCAGTAGCCATCCGTTTGCTTGTTAACAAAGATATTGATCAGATAATAATAAATGATGTTGACAAGAGCATTTACTGCTTTTGGAAAGTAATTGTTGAAAATCATAAAGAGTTAATAGAAAAAATATACTCCACGCCAGTTAACATGGAGGAATGGTATAAACAAAAAGAAATTCAAAAAAATAAAGAAAATGCAGATGATCTAAGTCTCGCTTTTTCAACCTTGTTTTTAAATCGCACCAATAGATCTGGCATTATAAAAGCAGGGGTGATTGGAGGTAAAAATCAAGATGGAAAGAATAAAATAGATTGCCGATTCAATAAAGAAAAAATAATTGAGCGTATAGAGCTAATAGCTTCTATGTCTGATCAAATTCAGGTTTTTAATTATGATGCTAAAGAGTTTATAGAAAAAGTAATTAAATTTACTCGTAAATCACTTACATTTTTTGATCCCCCTTATTATGATAAGGGGCCAGAACTATACACAAACTTTTATCAACACCTTGATCACGTTGAGCTGGCCGAAGTGATTAAAAAACAAATGAAAAATCGTTACTGGATTTTGACCTATGATATCGCTGAGGAAATTGAATCTTTATATTCCAACCATTCTCCTGAAAGATATTACCTTAATTACTCAATTGCCAAGCCAAGTAAAGGCAAAGAATTTATGTTTTTTTCTAATAAAATCAATAAAGGATCTATTGAAAATTATTTAAAGATTGTTCAAGATTAATTATCACAAATTTTTCCATTACCCCATCTTTCATGAGACGGGGTTTTTATTGTAAACTAACAAAGAACATACGTTTGTAAACAATTTTTGAGGTGAAGTCAATGATCCATTCTACATTGTTAGAAGATTATATTTTCTCTTTATATCAATCTATACATATCTACACTCCCGATCAATTGAACATGAAAAAAATAGCTAGCAGGATAGGTGTAGACATCGAATATATTGATAGCAGTAGTAAAACTCTATATCCCCCACAAGAAACCATAATTCTTATTGACCGGCGTTTATCTTCCCAAAAACAATGGCAGGACTTTGGACATGAACTGGGACACTTGTTAAGGCATTTTGGGAGCCAATTAACTCTCCCTCCTCCTTTTATCAAGATGCAGGAATGGCAAGCAAATAATTTTTATGTATCACTTTTGTGTTCCTACTTTCATGTTGGAACACATGTCATTCCCTTGGAGAAAAAGTGAAGTCATTGAAGTGATTTCAAAAACATTTAATGTTGAATATGAGTTTGCCGTTCAGAGGCTTGAACGCTGGATATTGCAGAAAGAGAGCTCTTTATTCTATGAGAGAGTTTTTGATCTCAATTGTCATTATCAAGTTGAAGCTATCGATCAAAAAAATAATCAAGAGGTGTTTTAAAATGTCTATTTTTGCAGAACGTTTAAAGGACTTAAGACTTCAAAAGAAACTTTCGTTGATAGAACTTTCTCAAAAAGTGAATTTGAGCAGGGATGCTTTAGAAGCCTATGAACAAGGCAAGCGAATTCCCGATATTTCTCAAGTATCAAAACTGACTGATTTTTTTAAGGTTTCTTTATGTTATCTCATAGGCAAAGTAGATAACCCTACTGAAATTATTGATATTTCCGATGAGTTTCAAGGTTTTCACATTAATGGTATCCAGGATTTATCCGAAGAAGAGATAAAAAAGATTTGTCTTATGTCCAGCGATGACTCCCTTTACATAGAATGGTATCTCGACAATACAGAAACTGAAGAGCCAAATTATTTTATAGAGGACTGATAATATGCTTTCTGAATTCGAAATCAAACGAGCTGAAAAATCGAGACAAAAAGCTTTAAAAAATTCTGTTAAACATGAATTAATTAGAATTCCTGTTTTCGAAAGAGTATACATGAAAGATGGTGAACTCTATGGAGAATTCCCTGGCAATCCTATTCCTAGGAAGCTTAGCGATTATGCTGCTTCAGTTGATAACAATGAGAAGGATTAATTTTTTTACCAATAAACAGAACGTATATTCTTGGTTTTAGCTAGATTTGAAAGCTGTATTTCAGGCGGCTGTTCATGGAAGATGCAGCTACTCTTTTGTAGTTGCATCAGGATTGAATAATACAATTAAAGCCGAAATGATAGAAAACAAAGGGAGGTAATCACATGGCTAGTATCGAGAAGCGCGGGAAAGGCTCCTATCGGCTCACTGTAGAGCTTGGATATGATCATGAGGGCAACAGGATTAAAAGACGAAAAACAGTGAAATGCAAGGGAATTACGGAGGCTAGAAAGGAGCTTGCGAAGTTTGTTACTGAAATAGAAAGCGGAGAATACATTACACCGGAAAAAATGCTCTTCTCCGATTTTGTAGATGAGTGGCAAAAGCACCACGGTGTTAAGGAACTTGGCGAGCAAACTTTAGAAAGTTATCGTATGTATCTTAAAAATCACATTCTTCCGTTTTTCGGTTCTATGCGGCTAAGTGATGTCAAACCGATCCATGTAATGAAATTTCTAACGGAAGCCAAACGAGTGAACGGACAAGGAGAGCTTTCTACCGGCAGCAAACAATATCTTTACCGGATTCTTCGTGATGTTTTTCAACGGGCAGTGGATTGGAAGAAGATTAAAGAGAATCCAGTGGCCGCAATCAAGAAACCAAGAGCGAAAAAGGGAGAGAAAAAAAGACGGGCTGATGTCTATGACGAAGATGAAGTTCGGGAGTTATTTATTGCAGCACAAAGCGCTCCCTTGCACTGGCGTGTATTTCTCTCACTTGCTCTGGCTGCCGGATTAAGGAGAAGTGAATTATTAGGCATAGAATTATCTAAAATTGATACAGAGAAACAAGAAATTTTTATCGATCAGGCTATTGTTCGAGGGAAAAATGGAAAGCCTGTTATCAAGAGCACTAAGAGCGCAGCGTCAGAACGACTAATTTCTTTGCCTGCTTCTGTCAATGCAGAGTTAAAACAATACATTACTCATTTGAAAAAAGAGAGGTTGAAAGCCGGAGATAGGTGGGTAGAAAAAGAACATGAGTGGCTCTTCTGTAATATTGATGGGACTCATTTTTATCCAACAACCCCTTCTACCTGGTGGCGGCGATTTACAGAACGAGTTGGTGTCCGTTATATCCGTTTGCATGATCTGCGGCACACGTCAGCTACTTTATTGATTAACCAAGGTGTACACGCAAAAATTATCTCAGAACGTCTCGGCCATGCTGATATACGAATCACCATGGACACTTATGGACATGCATTAAAAAAAGCAGATCAAGAAGCTGCAGACAAATTAGATGGGCTATTTTTAGACCAAAAAAAGCAAGGTTAA